TTTACTTAAACGCTATAAGTCACGTATTAAGATGGGACGTGAAAGAGCCAAGCGTAGGTTTGCATCCCCAGAAAAATTAAAGAGTAGAGCACGTAAAGCTGCTCGAATGTTAGTGTTTAAGAAGATCTCAAAAGATATTCCGAAAGCAGANTTAACTTTTGCTCGTAGGCAAGAGATTGAAAAACGTCTCGAAAAACCTGCTATGAAGAAAAAGATAGATAGACTTGCTAAGAAGCTTTTACCAAAGACTCGTAAAGCTGAGATGGAAAAGAAACGTGGGAGCAAGTCTACATAATGATTAATTCATTTAGCAAATTTCTAGTTGAAGAAGAAAGAATTGTTTATTTTACCTTTGGTAGAATGAATCCTCCTACTATTGGTCATGGCAAATTGCTAGATAAACTTGCCGCTGCAGCTGGTAGAAATCCTTATCGAGTATTCTTATCGCAATCAAATGATGAAAAAGAAAATCCTTTAGCATATAAAGATAAAGTTAAATATGTTCGTAAAATGTTTCCAAAGCATGGCCGACAGATTATGATAAACAAAAAAGTCATAACACCTTTCCATGCTTTATCTGCATTATATGATGAGGGTTTTCGTAAAGTTATAATGGTTGCTGGATCTGATCGTGTAAAAGAATATGATTTACGACTCAATAAGTACAATGGTAAAAAAGGTGGCCATGGATTCTTTAACTTCGATGGTGGCGTCAAGTTAGTATCAGCAGGCCAAAGAGATCCTGATGCCAAAGGTGCCGAAGGCGCATCTGGTACAAAGCAGCGTGGTCATGCTTCTAACAATGACTTTACACAGTTTGCTCAAGGTTTACCAAAGGCAATGAGCAATACCGATGCTAAACGTTTATTTAATGACGTACGTAAAGGTATGGGTTTAAAGGAAAAAAGAGAATTCAAGAATCATGTTCAATTAGAATCTGTTTCAGATATAAGAGAAGCATATATTCGTGATGACTTATTTGAACTCGGTGAAGAAGTTGTTATTAATGATAAAGGTATTGTTGGTAAGATACATCACCTAGGATCAAACTATTTAATTGTAGAAACAAAAACTGAAAAGTTAAGATGCTGGTTAGACCAAGTGTCAAAGCTCGAAGAAGATAACACTAAGAGCATGTACAAAGATTATCCTGATGAAGGTACGCCCGAAGCTGCAAAAAAGTGGAAAGATGCTACACCTGGACAAAATGAAAGTTTGTGGGCTAATATCAGAGCACGTCGGGCTTCAGGAAAACGGAAGTTAAAACCAGGGGACAAGAATTACCCTAAAACTCTAAACATCGAAGACAAAGAACGTAAAAAAGGTTCACCACAAGATTCTGATATTAAAGATCGACCAGGTACACAGCCAAAGGCATATCATTCTGGATTGTCAAAGGCACAAAAAGTTTCAAGAGATCGTCAATTTAAAAGACAATCTAAAATGGATGATGATAATCCAGCAGCGTATAAGCCAGCTGCGGGTGACAAGACTGCAAAAACTAAACCTTCAAAGCATACGAAAAAGTTCAAGCAAATGTTTGGTGAAAAAGATAGCAAAGTAGATATCGCAAAAATGAAGATTGATCGAGAAAAAGCATCTGATGCTCGTAAACACGATCGAATGATGGACAGAGCTCGTACTGCAGATACAAAAATAAAGAACAGGGCAACAGCATGATTACCTTTAAAGCTTACATAAACGAAAATGCCACAGCGGCATTAAAGAAAAAAGCAGATAAGTCTGGTATGCCTATGGGTATACTTCGTAAAGTTTATAATCGAGGCGTAGCCGCATGGAGAACTGGTCATAGGCCTGGTACTACTCCACAACAATGGGGCTTAGCAAGAGTCAATTCATTCGTTACCAAATCATCTGGTACATGGGGAAAGGCAGACAAAGATCTGGCCGCGAAAGTAAGAGGAAAGTAAATGCCACAGTCAGCAGATAGAAAACCAGAAAGATACGTCGGTCCAGACGGAAAGCCAAAAATCCGTATGGTTCCAGTGGATAGAGAAGTCATCAAGGGAGAAGTGAAAAAATATACACCTCCTTCTCAAGCAGATATTGATGCTGACAAAAAGAAAGACCGTAAAGCTCAAAGAGCTGCAGGAATCAAGCGACCTAGTATGACACCTGGAAGCTTGAAGCGAAGACAGTACAGCGGTTTATTAGGTAAACTTAAAAGAGAATCTGTCAATGAAATATCTCGTAGCATGACTCCAATGAGTAAAAGATTTGGAAAACCAATAGATCCTAAAAAGTTTGATACGTATAAGAAGCATGTTAAGAAGCACAATGTAGATGAGCCTACAGTTCGTTTTATTGATGATAATCCAAATCATATGCAGGCAAAAAGAGCTATGAAGGATAAACATGTAGCTCAAGCAGTAAAGTTGTATAAAGCTTCTCATAAAGAATCAACCAATGAGGCTGTCAAACATACTCATGCTGCAGTTGATAAAAAAGGATTAGCTATTGGATTTGCATCTCATGAAAGAGATGCAAAAGATATGGCAAGAAGAAATAATGGTAAAGTTGTAAAACTAAAGAAACCTATGTCAGACAAAAAGACTGACATGATGATAAACCGTCCATTCAAAGAGTATCACCATGATCAGCCAAAACAGCCGGCGCAAAAGAAAAAACCAGTTGCTGAACTTTCAATGAGCATGAAAGATGTTTCAAAGACAGGCTTAAGTAAAAAGGCAACAGGTTCTGTTAACAAAGATAAGTTGAAAAAAGATTTAGAAAAATTAAAAAAGAATCTTGGCGAAAAACTAAAAGTTTCTGATGGTATCGGTTCTTGGATCAAAGACTTCCAAGCTTCAGACGCGCCACAGTTTAAAGGTAAAGATAAAGAAGAACGAAGAGACATGGCTATAGCTGCTTATCTTTCGGCTAAAAGGGGAAACTAAAATGAAAACTTTTCACAACTTAAGAGAAGACTTACGTCTTCATGAAGATATGGCACTGCTGAAGCATCATCAATCTATGATGAAGAGACATGCAACTGCAAGAGATTATCACCACGCTAGGGATGATTCCGGAGATCATCATCAAGATGCATCAATGGCTCATCATAATGCACACGGCGACCATGAACATGCAGTTAAAATGTTGAAAAAGCATGGTAAGGATCATGAACAATATAAAAGCGCGGCTGCAGATGCTAATAGCATGAGCAAGAGCGTCAAATCAGATTACGGAACATAGGAACACGGCCATGAAAACATTTTTAGAATTTCGAGAAGCCTCGATAAAAGGATCTGGAACTGATCGTAAAGCTCAATTGAAAAAAGCTTATCGTTCTGGAGAACAAGATACTCGTCAATTCAATGAACCTGGCGGTAGAGCAACAAATAAACCAGCACGAGGATCTGATGCTGGTATTAAAAAGGCATATGATAAAGGCAGGATGTCAGATACTGGTATGTCTGCTGCAAAAGGTAAAGCGCGAAGTAAACCACAAGATGCACTGCGACACGGCGCAGCTAGTCGTCTTAGATACAAGAAGATGTTTTAAATGAAAACGTTCAAGCAGAATAGGGCCGATGAGATTGATCAGGTTTGTGAAGAATGTAATCTGTACGAAGATATGGAGATTACTGAAGCAGAGTATCAAGGTAAAAAAGTAAAATTAAACGATCCTATTCGTACTTCTGAAAATCCTAATAAGAAGTTTAAAGTGTACACAATGGGTCCGAATGGTAAAGTCGTAGTTGTTCGCTTCGGCGATCCTAATATGGAGATTAAAAGAGATGATCCAGCTCGGAGAAAATCTTTTAGAGCAAGACATAACTGTGATAATCCAGGACCAAAGTATAAAGCAAGATACTGGTCTTGTTACCAGTGGCGCGGTGGAGCAAAGGTAGATAACTAATGCAAACATTTAAATCGTTTTCAGAAGGAATGGCAAGGAAAAGACTATTAAGAGTAGTCAATAAAGCGAGTGGTAGAACAGACGCAGATCGTCAAAGAGATGCCGCAGCTGCAACTGCTCGAAGAAAAGAAGCTGAAAAAGATCTTGCAAAGTTTAGAAAAACAAATAAAATGAAAGAAGGTTCTGAGTCTTGGGCTGCTGGTTATAAACGTAGAGTTGTAAAGACTACCAAGCCAGAACATAAGGATAAAGGTTATAATTGGAGAATCAAAGGTAAAGATCGTCCTGAGATCTCAATTAAATTATATAAAGAAAAACCATCGCAGTCTGAGTTTAATAAACAGATGAAGCGAGTCGCAGGCCATGAGTTTGGCGGATAATAAATAGGTATAAGATGGCTACCACAAATACAAGATTAGACAACATCGAGAATAAACTCGATAAGCTAGCGGAAGCTATGGTGGCTATGGCGCGCGCCGAAGAAAAATTAGTAGGATTGAAAGAAGATCATGATCGAACTTATGAAAGACTTAATCGTTTTTCTCAGAAGTTAGATGAGATTGAGAGTAAAGTAGATGATAACGCACGAGTAGTGCATGTAATAAATAAACTATTCTGGATAGCAATGATTGCTGTTGCAGGAGCATACGCAGCCCAAGTTTGGATGTAAAGGAAACCAAAATGAAAACTAAAGACATAAAAAATGTTGCGGCAGCTTGGGCCGAGGTCCAAGAAAACCAAAAAGCAGCATTAGCAAAGAAGCTAGCGAAAGCATCAGCTTCATCAGAAAAAGGTAAAGCAGCGGTAACATTACCAAAGCCACCCTTTAAAGTACCTGGTAAGAACGAAGCAAACGAAGCAATGGACCCTGTAGATAAAAAAGAATTAAAGGGTAAACACTCAGACCGTAAAGACAAAGACATCGATAACGATGGAGATGTTGATGCGAGTGATAAATTTTTACACAAACGTAGGAAAGCAATTTCTAAATCAATGAAAAATGGAAAAGAAGTTGTTAACACTAAGCCAGAACTAAAAGATAATAGTAAAGATACAGAAATGTCTGAGAAGCAAGAATCAAGACGACCAATCTTTGACCGCATCATGGAAAAAGCAGGAAATCGTGCTGACCATGTAAAAGGTGCAACACCACCCGAGGCGATTGATTCAAAAGCATCAAAAGGTGAAAAAGATTTCGTTGCTAAACATGGCGGTCTTGAAGGAACTGACTCTGGTATTGACGGCGCTAAGGCAGCAGCAGACACAATAAAGAATGCAGCAGCTGGAGTTAAAGCAGGACCTGGTCGTCCAAACGACAATAAGAGCGGAGACAAAAGTATAATTAAATCAACCGAAGCATAAAGGATAATGTAATCATGGCTATAAAAGGACCGAAAGGCTCACATCCAACTACAAGAGGATGGATCGACCCAAAGACGGGTGAATTGTTAAAATCTCAAAAAATTCCGGAATCATTCATTGCTGAGTTTTTTGGAGAAAGAGTTGAAGCGGCTGCTCCACCTCCACCTCCGCCTGAACCTGTATCACATGTAATGTCTGACGATAAGTTAGAGATGTACGTAAATGATGAAGACAATGATGAGTGCGATAATGAAAACTGTGATAACGATCCTTGCCTTTGTGATATGAATAAGCGTGAACTTGAGATATATGGTAGAACCGTAGGAATCGAATTAGATCGTCGTAAAACAAAAGCTGGAATGTTAGAAGATTTAGAAGCTTTCATGAACGCCTAAATAGACTTGAATAGTCTAATTAGGTATTGAAAATGAAAATTGAATTATCAGACGACAATCTGTTTATATACGCTGCAAAGAACTACTACAATCCAAAGTTTATTGATGCAGAAGAATTTACAGAAGATTTAAATAGATTCAAATATATAAAAAGATTATGTAATCGTTATATTGAAACAGGCACATTGGCAGAACGTCTAGTTTTAAATCACCTGATTGTTGTCTTTAACGTATTTGGTATTGAGGCTGCATTGAATATTTTAGAATTAAAACTTAATAAGAAACACTGGCCTATTGTAAAACCATTTTTAATATTTTTGAATTATATTCGTAATGATCAGTATACAAATATCACTATGGATCAAACTGTAGTAGATGCACTAAGGAAAATTTAATGGGCATTATTAAAAGAGCCGGTGATTTAGTCTACACCTTTAGATTCCTTAAATTACTTGTCACGAGTTTTAAGGACACTAAAGCGTTTGAGCTTGGTCTTATTGATGAAAAAGGTAAGAAGCAAAAGCGCCCGGAGTCTGCAGAAGAAAGAGATGCCTACACACCTTTCCATAGACTCGTTTTCAATATAAAAAAATTAATACCAGCAGGTAAGATCGGATCTTATGCCTCAGCTCTTTACTTGCTCAAAGACCATTATAATATAAAAGATGCAAAACTAGAACAAGGTTTGAAAGACTTAGGTCTAGACATCAGTGATATTATGGTGGAATCATCGCAGTGGTTTATTCTGGAAGATGGTAGGTTATCTCCCGGAACTTATAAAGTGAGATATGAAAAACTATTGTGCAAGACATTGGATGAATATGTAAACCCTAAAGACGGTATTCGTGTAGGCGAAGATGCTCATCCGGTTGGTGATGTATTTGGGATGAATATATATGAAGCGATTCATATAAAAACAAACCAAAAAGTATACGTAACAGTTGATGAGTTAATCTAATGAAAAAAATAGAAGAAGAATCTCCAGCTACATCAATCGGTAACGCTTCGGTAGCATTGCCACCAACGGCTAGGTTTAAAACTACCAACGTAACAGATCGCCGTAGACGAAAAGATAAACATCCAGTTCTTTTAAAACGATTTAGAAAATATATGGAAGATCAGAAAGATGCTTAGATTATATCTAATGCTATTCATAATCGGATCCTTGAGCGCCGCTGCATATAGCGCGTATACATATTACATAACGACTCAAGAAACGATTCGTGTTTTAGCAGGCAATAATGCCAAACTTGAAATAGCAGTCGCAACAAGCGAAGAAGCCATAAATTCTTTAAAAGAGAATTATGCTGCTGTAATGGAAGAAAATAATAAAATTAATAAAGCATATGCGGACATCCGTAAACAGAATAGTAGGTTATCAAGTAAACTTGCTGATATGGACTTAGGCCTATTAGCAGTTGAGAAAACTGATAGCATTGAACGAGCGATTAACAGAGGAACTGTAAACGCTGGTCGGTGCTTTGAAATATTATCTGGAGCGGAATTAACAGAGGATGAAATGAATGCAACTGACGCGGAACAATTTAATAAAGAGTGTCCTTGGCTTTGGCCTGGTCCTAAGTCTGATGGGGTGCAGTCTAGCGGGACAGCCACCACGGGAAATAGCGGTTAGCGCTAAACCGGTAGAAAAACCACAACTTAATCTACCTCCAGTAGATGAACTCAATATGCGTCCAGTAGATTGGGTTATTATCACAGAAGAAAATTTAGAACAAAAACTCACAGAGCTTCGTGGCACTGGTCAACCTATTGCTATATTTGGACTCAGCGGCGAAGGTTACGAGAATCTAGGTTTAAACTTTAGTGATATACGTGCAATGGTCCAGCAACAGCAAGCTATTATCTTAGCTTATGAAAGTTACTATAAGCAAGCTGAAGATGCTCTTGACGGTGCGATGAAACCTGAGTGATACTCCATCCACCTTAAAGGATACCTTTAAATTATATACAGTTTTTCTAGAAAGTAAACCCCTAAAATAATAAAATTTATTTTTTTTATTTTTTTTCACTTTAGGGGTTTTCAAAATCTGAAAAGTAATATATAATACTATCAACAAAAAATGACTAACAACATATAGCATGCATTTCGCGTGTTGTATTTTTTTTATACTGTTTTCTAGGAGAATATACATGCTCAAACTTATCCCAAACAATCCAGACAGAAATACACGTGCCATGATGTCTGATACTAAATTTTATGAAGGTTATAGTAGATGGGATGAAGATAACGAGCGATACGAAACATGGGAAGAAGCAGTTACTCGTGTTATGGGTATGCATCGTACCTATTATAAAAAGAGAATGTCTCCTGAACTATCACAGCTAATTGATGAAGCTGAATCCCTTTACAAATTAAAGTATGCTCTTGGTGCACAACGTGCTCTTCAGTTTGGTGGTGAGCAACTACTCAAGAAACCTATGAAGATGTACAACTGTACTTCAACATATGCAGACCGCGCTGCATTCTTTGGTGAGCTATTTTATATTTTACTTTGTGGTGCAGGTGCTGGATTCTCTGTACAAAAACATCACGTTGAAAAGATGCCTAAGTTACAAGAACGTAAGAAGCAGGCAAAAGGTTTTAATATAGAAGATTCAATCGAAGGTTGGGCAGATTCTCTTTCAGTTCTAATGTCTTCTTATTTTGTAGGTGGCGGTACTCATCCAGAATTTGAAGGCCGTAAGATTTACTTTGACTTATCAGCGATTCGTCCAAAAGGTGCTATGATTTCTGGTGGCTTCAAAGCTCCAGGACCAGAACCATTACGTCGTACATTAGATAAGATTGAACATATGTTACAAGGTATTGTTCTATCAGGTCGTAATACATTAAAACCAATTGAAGTATATGATATTGCTATGCATGCTGCTGATGCTGTATTATCAGGTGGTGTTCGTCGTTCAGCAACAATTTGTTTATTCTCACCTGATGATGAAGAAATGATGAAAGCAAAAACAGGTAACTGGTTTATTGATAATCCACAACGTGGTCGTTCAAACAACTCAGCTGTCATTGTTCGTAAAGAAGTTACAAAGGAAGAGTTCTCTAATCTCATGACATCAATCAAAGAGTTTGGCGAACCAGGTTTTTATTTCGTTGAGGACAAAGACTTTACTACAAACCCATGTGTTGAGATTGGGATGTACCCACAACTCAATGGTAAGTCTGGCTGGCAGGGTTGTAACCTCACAGAAATCAATGGCGGCAAGTGTACAAGCAAAGAAGAGTTTTTCAAAGCATGTCGTGCTGCTGCTATTCTTGGCACACTCCAAGCGGGTTATACTAAATTTGAATATGTATCAAACACAACACGTAAGATCTTCGAGCGTGAAGCATTACTTGGTGTTTCTATCACAGGATGGATGAATAATCCTGAAGTTCTTTTTGATGAAGAGATTCAAAGACAAGGTGCAGAGATCGTAAAGCAAGTCAATAAAGATGTTGCTGAGTTGATTGGTATTAATCAAGCAGCTCGTACTACCTGCGTTAAACCTTCTGGCAATGCTTCTGTGCTGTTGCAGACTGCCTCTGGCATTCACTCAGAACACTCACCACGTTACCTACGACACGTGCAATTAAATAAGGAATCAGAAGTTTCACAACTAATTGCTGAGACAAATCCTTACATGGTAGAAGAATCAGTATGGTCTGCAGGTAAAACTGACTATGTTGTTGCGTTTCCTGTTATCTCACCAGAAGGTTCACTATATCGCGAAGAACTATATGGCACCAAGCTTTTAGAAAAAGTAAGCACAGTACAAAATAACTGGGTAGAGTTTGGAACAAACGAAAAGCTATGTGCACATCCTAAGTTACGCCATAATGTTTCAAATACTGTAACAGTCATGGATCACCAGTGGCGTGAAGTAGAAGACTATGTTTTTGAAAATCGTGGTGCATATGCTGGTATATCTTTCCTTGGTGGATCAGGTGATAAAGACTTTAATCAAGCACCTATGACAGAAGTCTTGACCGAAGAACAGATAGTGAATAAATATGGCAAGGCTGCATTATTTGCTGCTGGCTTAATTGTAGATACACGCAAAGGATTCAACGACTTATGGGAAGCCACTTCTATAGCACAACTACCAGATGATAACCATGGAGAAGTTTCTGATATTCGTGCAGAGTGGATTCGTCGTTTTAAAAAGTTTGCGGATAATTATTTTATGAGCGATACAAAAGAAGCTGAGTATTGCTTGAAGGACGTGTTCCTTTTACACAAATGGACTAAGATTCAACAGAACCTTGCTCCAGTAGATTTTGCTTCTCAACTTGAAACTAAAAAATATGTAGATGTAGACACACTTGGTTCTGCAGCATGCGTAGGAGGCGCCTGTGAAATTACTTTCTAATAAAATACCTGATTTTTGTATGAGTCATTGGCTCATAAGAATACCTTTGGCAATTGTGTTTTTACAACAAGGCTTTAGTAAATTACCCGTAACAGTAGAAGGCGCTGAAAGTTTTGACTTGCCTTATATTGTGTGGTGGTTCGCGGCATACGGTGAGATCGGTGCTGGTATAGGCTTGCTTGTAGGTGGCGCTGTCATATGGCAGAAGCTAAAAGAAATTAATGATATTATAACTCGGTTTAGTGGTATTACAATTTGTAGTATTATGACAGGAGTTATATGGGTAGGCCAGCCCGATAGTTTTATGGATGTTATTTTATACGACAATTTACACGTATTCTTATGGGTAGGTGGATTGTTCTTTGCACTTAGAGGAAATAGAACATGAAAAATAGTCCTAAAGCATTCCCACCTATAGCAATCTGGATTGTTTTCAAAGAAGGGTGGAAAAGTATAATGACTATTGAACATTCACCATTACGTAACTTGCCACCTCAACTTGGTTTAATGGTGTTTCTAATACTATCAATAATGTGGAGCGGGATCTTTGCTGCCATTATAAACAATCCTTATATATTTGGTTGGACAGCTGGCGCTCATGTTTTAATCATTTGTGGAATCTTTATTACTGCTATAGTTCATGAACAAGCTGAGAAAGCTGGCAACGTTCCACAAAACTATAATCTACGCGGTCAAGGAGGAGAACATGAATGACATATAATTTTTTAAACAAAAATAATGGTGATGCATTTTCTATGCGGTTTGACACAGATGAAAAGAAAAAGGCATATCTAAAAAAATCACCAAACTTAGTTTGCTTGGGCGAGCAAGAATATACATTGCCTACACGGCATGTCAGAATGCAAAACCAAGAAGAATTCGCTGGATGGGGAAGCTAAATGGATAAAGAATATTGGACCGAGTGTGACGTTTGTGATATGGTAACTTACGTCTTATTAGAAGAAGGAGACGAAGTTCCAATGTTCTGCCCTATGTGTGGTGAAGAATCTGAATTTGAAGAAACTGAAGACGATTAATAAATAGCCTTATGTGGCATTATAATGGAAAAGAATTTGACGAGACTCCAGAAGAGTATCAAGGATTCGTGTATCAAATAACAGAAAAAGAAACTGGTATGAAATATATCGGTAAGAAATTTTTCTGGAAACCAAAAGTTTTACCAAAAACGAAAAAAAGAAAACGTAGAGTCAGGACAAGAACTGAGTCTGACTGGCGTAAGTATTTTGGATCTAGCAAAGAAGTACAATTACTCGTAGAAGAGAATGGTGCTGGCGCGTTTCATCGTGAAATACTTATGTTATGTAAGACCAAAGGGCAATGTTCTTACTATGAAATGAAATATCAACTTGAACTCGATGTGTTACTCAAACCAGAAGAATACTATAACGCATTTGTTGGAGGAAAAATACATCGAAAGCATATTTTAGGTTTACAATCAGATGAAACTGTGGTAGAATAAACTTAATATGAATGGAGTTTGTAATGATTATTATTGATTATAATGGAATAGCTATTGGAAACATTGTTACTCAAAAGCTTGACATAGATGAAAACCTTATCAGGCATATGATTCTGAATAGTATTCGTATGTACCGTAAACGTTTTCATAAAGACTTTGGTGAAGTTGTTATCACCTCTGACGCAGGTAACAACTGGCGTTACAAAGCATTTCCTAATTACAAAGCAGCTCGTAAGATTGGCCGGAAGAAATCAAGTATGGATTGGGACGAAGTATTTCGTATCACCAATCTAGTGTTTGAAGAACTTGGCGAACACTTCCCCTATAAAACATTAAAGATCGATGGATGCGAAGCTGATGATATTATTGGCCAGCTTTGTTACAACACACAGGAGTTTGGTCAATACGAAAAAGTTATGATTATATCTGCTGATAAAGATTTTGCACAATTGCAGAAATTTGACAATGTGTCACAGTATTCTCCTATGACAAAGAAATATATAAAAATAGAACATCCTAGGAAACAGTTAATGGAACTTATTCTAAGAGGCGATACATCCGATGGCGTACCTAATGTCTTGTCTGGTGACAATGTATTTGTAGAAGGTACACGTCAAACACCTCTTCGACAAAAGTTATTGGATCAATTAATAGAAAATCCTGAATCACAAGGACAAGAAATATATCGTAATTTTTTACGTAACAAAAAATTAATTGATTTAAATGAAACACCTGATGCTCTAAAAAGTGAAATTATAAATACATTTGAAAGCCAAGATACGCATGATAATAAAGGCAAGGTCTTTCCTTACCTAGTGGCTAAACGATGTAAAAGATTGATTGAAGATATTGAGGACTTTATTTAAATGGTTACCAAAACTAGAACTATAAACGTTTATGAAGTAATTGAACTTGCTTCAAAGGCAAAAACAAAACAGGATAAAATAAACGTCCTTCGTGAACACGAGTCTTGGGCTTTAAAAGACTTACTCCGCGGCGCATACGACGAACTGGTCCAATGGTCATTACCACCTGGTGATCCTCCGTATGAACCTGCCAAGGAAGAAACTGTACCTTCCACATTACACAATCAACATAAGAAGTTTAAATACTTCGTTAAAGGACTTGTGGGTGATCAGATGATGGGGTTTAAACGTGAACGTATGTTCATTGATATTCTTGAAGGTATTCACCCAAAAGATGCTAAGCTTCTTATTCTTATGAAAGATAAGAAAGCATTAGCAAAAGGAATTACCAAGAAACTTGTAGAGGAGGCTTTTCCAAAACTTATCGTAAAATAATCATGTAAAATAAAACAATAGGAGATTGCATTGACTACTCAGTTTGATAGACTTAAACAAGATGTTATTGAATTAGAAAACTATATCACTAAGCTTCAACAGAAAGGCAAAATTGATTTAGCTACTAAAATAAGTCGAAAGAGAGAATATCTCAAAGACTTTATCACTGAGAAACAAGAAGCATTGCAATAGGAGGTAGACGGTCGGCTAGCACGACTAGTCGGCCGATTTACAGAAAGAATATTATGCCCTCATATACATTGAAAGATACTAAGACTCAAGAAACCTGGGACACTATATGTACTTGGAATGAATTACAAGATATATTAGACGCTATGCCAGACGTAATTCAAGTACCAAGTACACCAAAGATTGTATCAGGAGTAGGAAGTACTTTGAGCAAAACAGATGATGGATGGAAAGAAGTTTTGAATAAAGTGAAATCCGGATCAGGTCGTAGCAATACAATAAAAACATAGTATGAGTAAACGTTTAAGTAAGAACAACTCTCTTACAGTTCGCATTGATGATTTGTTAGAGTATGAACCTATTACTGAGAATCAAAAGATTGCTTTTGAATCGTGGGAAGATGACGATAATTTGGTCTTAGCTGGAACTGCAGGCACAGGTAAAACCTTTATAGCTCTTTATATGGCGTTAGAAGAACTTCTTGATTCAGATTCTTTTTTCCGTCGTATTGTAATAATTAGATCTGTTGTACCAACAAGAGACATTGGATTTCTTCCAGGTACTGCAGAAGAAAAAAAGGACATGTACAATATTCCGTACAAGAATATTTGTGCTGAACTCTTTGGTGATGTAGGAGCTTATAACAAACTCACAACAGCTCGACAAATTGAATTTGAATCCACATCATTTATTCGTGGATCCACGTTTGATGATTCTATTATTATTGTTGATGAGATGCAGAACCTTACGTTCCATGAACTTGATACAGTTATTACACGAGTAGGACGTAACAGTAAGATTATATTTTGCGGTGATTATAAACAATCTGACTTTAAGTTTCAAGATGAAAAGGATGGCTTATTTAAGTTTATGGCTATCTTAGAACAAATGAAAAACTTTTCAATCATACAGTTTGGTTGGGACGATATTGTAAGATCAGGAATGGTGAGAGATTATATTATGACAAAAGAAATGTTAGGATACGATTAATGATAACAATTTGGGGTGGACCAAGATGCTCATGGTGTGACAGAGCAAAGTCACTTGCAGAAAAGCATGAACTCAAATACGAATACATTCTAATTGATGGACCAGAAAAAATGCAGGAACTAAGTGCATTAGTTCCAGGAGCACGAACGGTTCCTCAAATATTTTGGAATGATAGACACATAGGCGGATACGATCAATTCGCTTCTGAAATTGAAAACACTCGCAACTTCGGACAGGAAAAAATCTAATGGCTAAGTTCAGTCGCTTTGATTCTCGTAATAAAAAACGTGGAAAACATAAGAAACAATCTATTCATAAAGATTTTAGAATAAAAAATTATATTAAAAACGAAAAAAACTATTTACATTCTTCTGAAAATATGGTAGAATACTACTATAATGAAGGAGAATATAATGATAGACAATTTAAACCGAGTGATACTTACTGACTGTGACGGTGTTCTCATGAACTGGGAATACGCCATGAATGTCTGGATGCAAACACAAGGTTACAAGATCGTTGAAGACGGTCAACAATATTATGATATGAAAGATCGATATAATCTTCCATCATCTGTAAGTAAACGATTAGTTCGACAGTTTAATCAATCTGCTGCTATGGGATTCTTACCTCCTCTTCGTGATGCTATGTACTACGTGGATCTCTTACATCGCAAACATGGTTATACATTTCATATGATAACTGCTCTTTCAAATAACGAACACGCTCAGCTGCTTCGTATTCAAAACTGTAAAAAATTATTTGGTGAAACTGCTTTTACTAAATTTATCTTTTGTGATACCGGTGAAGATAAAGATGAAGTACTAGAACCTTATCGTGATTCTGGTCTTCTTTGGATTGAAGATAAATTATTAAATGCACAAACAGGTGATAGACTAGGACTCGAAAGTATTATGGTAGAACATGCTCATAATATGGATAATGACGAGTTCCCAACATTTGCAACATGGAAGGACATCTATGAATATGTCGCTGAGTGAAGTACTTACACTGCGTAGTCAATGGGAAGAGATCGTAAGGTATCGTAAGTCTTACGAATTAAGCCATTATAATGGTACTATAGATAATCTATATGCATTCATTGAAACCGGAGCCAAAAAGAATCGTTTTCGAAAGAACTTTGAGAATGCATTGATTATCGCAAATAAAATCGTGAGTTACTATGAAGAGACTAATTTATCAGGTATACACAGGACCTCGTAAAAGATTATACGACCACTGCACAAAATCTGTCGCTACTTACTGTAAAGAACATGGCATTGATCATGTTATACAAAGAGAACCTATCCTAAGAATCAAACCAGATGTATTTGCTACTAATCGTAGTAAAGAGTCCTATGGTAAACATGGTGGCTTTCTACCGATATATGAAAAAGAAAATGCATTTGCATACTTTGATCGTTATGATCAGATTGCAATTGTAGATGGTGATATATGGATTAGACCAAACAGTCCTAACCTGTTTGACGAGTTAGATGAAGACACTGAATTTGCTGGTGTTATAGAAAGACAGATGCCACTAACTCCAAGATACTTCGACAAAATTACAAACTATTCCCATATGCAATATGGATCATTAAAGCACGTTGATTGGAAGTGGAATCAACATGGTGCTGAGTTTTATAATATGGGCATGATGTTAATGAGTAAAAACATTGCAAAGTATTTACGTGGTCAAACTCCACGAGAGTTCTTGATGCGTGCAAAGTTTAAAGGATTCATTGATGGACTAGGCGCGTGGAAATGGTCTACGGACCAAACACTTTTAAATACTTGGGTAAAAGAAGAAAAGATGAAACAAAAACATCTTCATTGGAAGTGGAATGGCTTATTCAATGCTATACCACATGAGAAGATGCAACAAGCTCACTTCTTACATTTCTTTCATAAAGATTTAATTCCTAATGAAGGAGAAGACATTGAGCGACTAATGGAATTGGTAGTATGAGATATTTAGAAATCGCCCCAAACGAAAACAGAGGATTGAATTGGGATAGTGTACGAGATGTACCTACTCCTGGCTGTATGGTATATGACATGCGTAAGCTTCCAATGAAGGGAGTTATGGATGCACAGTATAATGCAGTCTATAGCGAACACTTTATTGAGCACCTTGAAAAAGATGAAGGCATAAGTTTCTTTAAAGAGATGTATAGAGTAATGAAGCCGGGCGGTATCATTCGTACCGTGTGGCCTCCTATGGATTTTGTAGACTTTCTTAGACAAGATCAAAACTTAGATGAGCATCCTTTTGTACAGCATTACTATCAGTTCTATATCTTGAAACATAAGTTTGCTCCAGCTGGAACTGAACACTTGTCCAAACAACTTCAGTGTGCTGAAGGACTTTTATATCAAGGCGGTGAACATAAACATCTTTGGTATAAGAAAGAAATGTTAGAAACACTTACCGAACTTGGTTTTAAAAACGTACAAGAAATGCCTTATGGAAAATCTGGAGTAAGAGACTTCAATGGCATTGATACTCCAGGCTTGATACGTAAGTTACACTCTGCTGTTATAGAGGCAAGTAAACCTTGGTAAATATTGTACTACAACACTTTGATGGCGAGCTGCGGCCGTTAGATAAACTCTCGATGGCGAACATGCAAGAGTATGCTGATATGATTGGAGCTGAATATAAACTTATTACTGGCAAACCTTTCAATCGAAGACTAACAGCACCNTGCCAAAAAGTACAGATGATCTCAAAAGAGTTTGACGAGTACGATGATGTACTAATGGTNGACATTGATATGTTTGCACCCAAAGGTATGACTATTAATATCTTTGAAGAACAAGGTGTTGGGATGTATCATACTGTACAGAAGATGTTACATAAAAAGATAGTACAGCAGTATCCTTTAATCTCATCTTCTCGATCTCCTTATTGGGGAGGTGCAATATATAAAATGAATAAGAAATTAAGAGTAGCTTTAAGAGAAGCAAACACTCCTCCAAACACATGGATGGAAAACTTTAATTTGCCATATCACTTTGAAGATGAAGGTATCTTTCATGTGTTAGCTCTAAGAGCAGGTATTAACTGGAGAAAAACTCACTTGGATCCGAAATGGTGCCAGTGTAGTTTTCTTCCTAATCCAGAAAAAGCTGGCTTTATTCATATACGTACTAAGATTACTCCTCAAGGACCAAAGCGTGATAAGATGGAAAACTATCAACAGTTAGTAGACGAAGGTGTACTTTGAATATATTAGTTGTAGGTGCGGGTTTTGCTGGAGCTACGATTGCTCGTGAGTTAGCAGAAGCTGGCCACAAGATATGTGTAATAGATCAAAGAGATCATGTAGGTGGTAATGCATATGATTATGAAAACGAACACGGTATAAGAGTTCACAAGTACGGACCACATATATTTCATACAAATAATAAAAGAGTATATGACTGGATAACATTGTATGGTAAGTTCGGTGAATACAAGCATAAAGTAAAGGCACAACTTTCTGATGGTCGGTATGTTACTTTACCAGTCAATAATGAAACAAAAGAAATTGTTGGCGAAGAAAATGTCATAGATACTTTTTACAAACCTTACACTAAAAAGATGTGGGGAATGGAACTAGAAGATTTAGATAGTAGTATTTCAAAAAGAATACCTATACGTGATGATGATAACGAATTGTACTTTCCAGATGATGAATATCAAGTAATGCCACTGTATGGTTATACAACTTTGTTCAATAGTATTTTAAACCACCAAAATATAATTGTACATTTGAACACACCATTCGATAAGAAGATGGAAGAACTTTATGATCATGTATTTAACTCAATGCCAATTGATGTTTATTATGATTATGAATACGGTGAACTGCCATATAGATCTATAAAGTTTCATCATACACATTTACCGTTGAATAAAGTTTTACCTGTACCCACCGTAAACTTTACACATGATGGTCCTTACACCAGAATTACAGAATGGAAGAACTATCCTTTTCATGGTACCAACTCTAGTATGACTACGCTTACTGCAGAAGAGCCGTGTGACTATAAAGAAAATAATTATGAAAGGTTTTATCCGGTCAAAGATAATACTGGCGTTAATGCGGGCATATATAGAAAATATGCAGCCAAGCAATATAACAATCCTAAGATGACTTTTATTGGAAGATGTGGAATGTATGTGTACATTGATATGCATCAGGCTATTAACTCATCTTTGCAAACAGCAAAGAAATTTATCAGGAGAAACAAATGGGTAACATAATATATCAATATTGGAAAGGTCCTATGAAGCCTGGTGTTGTAGCTTCTACAAGACTAATGAAAGAATACGCGGATCGTATTGGTGCTGAATATAGATTTGATCATAACATTGAGATTGCAAGTAAAACTGTGAATGTTCCTATTTACTACGAACCGGCTAATCCTTTAGTTGATAAATCTTTTGATAAGTATGATAACGTGGCTTTAGTTGACATAGACGTCTTTCCAACAGAAGGACTTACCGACGATCTGTTTATGTTAAATGGAGAAGATGCTGGTATTTGTACAGAACCAAAGCAACCTTATTTCAGGACAATATATAACTCTGGTGGAATCAATAGTGTTATTGATAAACGATGGGCATGGCTCTGTGAAAAAACATGGGGTATCAAGTATCCTACAGACGACAAAGATAGACCAGAAGTATTTAACACCGGTGTTGTAGTTATATCTAAAAAAGGTTTACAAAAGATGAAAACGGAATGGCCTTCCTTTCAAGAGTATGTAAACACAGTACATGGGTTTCCTAACTTTTATAGATTGTTTCAAGATTACTTTTCAGCGTTTATTCATTTACCAAATTTTAAACTAATGAGAATGCCAAACGAGTGGAATTGTTACATGCATAAAGTTGGTTCGCATCCTAACGCTAAGATTGGTGACAATAGAGGAGAGAATCCTAAGTTAGTTCATATAATGTTTCGAACTGCAGATGATTGGCCTGAAGAAGCATTATGGCAAATAACAAATAAACCAATAAGCGAATGGAACTTACCAGTTAATAAAAACTGGCCGAACGATGGATAAGATCGAAGGCTTTGAAGAACGCATCGTTTACATAGATGGCGATAGCGTAGCGTGTAGCGGAGATAACATGGATCATCCAAAAGTTTATCTTAAAATACCGCATGATGGACATTATGTTATTTGCGGATATTGCGATATAAAGTATGCAAGGAAAGAAGAGGTGACTAAGTGAAGTACGTTATAGATATTGACGGAACAATTTGTAATGAAGTAATGAAGCCAGACGGCACAAAGGATTACGCATTACATGAACCAATGCCAGAACGCATTGCTAAGATTAATAAATTATACGATGCTGGACATACAATTAAATACATGACAGCTCGTGGCGCTGTAAGTGGTGTGGACTATTATAACCTGACAAACAATCAATTAATTAAATGGGGTGCAAAGTTTCACGAATTAAGTGTTGGTAAAAAAGAACACTATGATGTATGGATAGATGATAAAGCTTTTTGGAGTGAAAACTTTTTTAGAGAAACGGGCGAAACCTATGAATAGATTTATAGCTGCAATGGATCATAGTGGTGGAAGTACCGGTGGTGTACTTGAACGTTATGGTCAAAAATATACAGAAAATGATAAGATGGATAAGATTCATGCCATGAGAATGCGTATGGTGAATAGTCCTATGTTTAATTCTGATAATATATGGGCAGCAATCCTGTACAAAGATACAGTTGAACGTGGTATGGTGCCAATATTAAAACAAAAAGGAATTCAAGCTTATTTAAAAATTGACAGTGGTGTGGAAGAAAATGGTTATCTAAAATATTTTAGATGGGATGACATGGTTGACTACGCTCAAGAACATGGTTGTACTGGTACAAAGATGCGCAGTATTCTCAAAGACGTAAAGGATATTGACATGATATTATCTCAGCAATTTGCTATTGCAGAGACAGTATATAAAGGAGGCCTCATGCCAATCGTAGAACCAGAGATTCCAATTGATCATCCTATGAAATCAATATATGAGTGTAAGCTTCGAGACGAGTTGGCTGAACGACTAGATGCATTTAAAGGAAAGTGTATACTTAAACTTACATTACCAGACATGGATAATTTTTATAGCGACATCATGACACACGATAAAGTCATGTGTATTGTTGGACTCAGTGGTGGATATACGACAAAAGAAGCGTGCAGACGTTTGGCTTGTCAATCTGGTATGAGTGCTAGTTTTTCCAGAGGATTGAGCGAAGGTTTAAACCATGGCCAAGCTGAAAGCCAGTTTAACGATAAACTAAAAGAAAATATCTTAATGATAAAAGAAGCAATAGAAAAATGATTAACAGCGAACTAGGTCATTGCAAGACCATAAAAACATTTAATAAATCTATTAGAGAACAACAAGAAGAAGCACACGGTAAAGACTATTGTGCTATCCATGATGCTATTACGAAATATATGAAAGACTGTAAGAGCTACATGGAACTCGGTACACACCAAGGTGGTACAGCTTCTGTGGCGATGCTGTGTAAACCAAGCAGAGTTTACCTTGTGGATATTGACTTTACAAAATATAATAAGTTCCTCAAACCACTTGCAGAGAAATGGTGTGATACAAATAATATAGAATTAATTGTTAATCAAACTGACTCTACTGGTTTCGGTGCTATTAACATGACTGATATGTTAGTCATTGATAGTTACCACCACCCTAATCATTTACAAAAAGAATTAGATATGCATGGTAGAAACGTTAAGAAGTATATTATAGCTCATGATACGAGTATTCTTCATGGTAAAATGAATGATAGCTTATTTCAAGTTTTAAATGCTTGGGCTGCAAAGAATCAATGGAAAGTTCTAGAACGCGTTACAAAAAATGTAGGGTACACAGTCATCGGTAAGAAGTAATGATTGCTTATAGTATTGTTATAAATGATAATAAAATATCTGAAACTGGATTTAATAATTTAATTGAATCTTCGAAAAAAGTTGGTAATGATTTTGAAATAGAAAAGTTCAAAGCTGTTACACCAGATGACGTGAAAGAAGTTCTGTTGGCTCATAAACTACAATGGAACTATCCTTGGGAAGGTTCAGTTACTGACTTTAGTTCTGGACTTACTAAACGAGCATATCAAACAAGAAGTCCGAAAGCAAGAGTTGCTTGTGCTTTGAGTCATTATAGATTATGGAACATGTGTTCCAATTCAAATAAGCCAATACTTATTCTCGAACATGATGCAATGTTTACAGCAAAACTTGATTTCAATATGAATGATTCAAAGTTTAATATTCTTGGAATTAATAATCCAATAGGCTGTACATTTAAATCACGTGACTATTATCAGACTATTATAAATGATGATAAAAAACAACAATCAGTTCCACGCCTGGCGCCAGCAAATATTCCACAAGGTCTAGCCGGAAACTCAGCATATATAATTAAACCAGAAGGTGCTAATAAACTTATTAGTCTCGTAAAGGAATTCGGTCTCTGGCCTAATGATGCAATCATGTGTTATCAGTTAGTTCCTAAACTTGGTGTAACTCGTAAATTCTATACCAGCGTTCAAAATCTAAAGAGCACTACAACACAATGAAAAATTTGATTATTACTATAACAGATATTGAAAGATCAATGCAAACTGCAAAACGGTGTATTAAGTCTGGCGTAAAACACGGCATGAAGATTGATATGTATGATGCAGTTACTCCTCGAAACACAAATGTATATCGTATGATGGAAGCTGAAGAACTCGATACACATGGATTTATTGAAGAATATTCAAGACTTGAAAATTGTATTGCAGCTTTCTTATCTCATTATAGCTTATGGAAAAAATGTATACAAGATAAAGTTACCTACACAATCTTTGAGCACGATGCATTTATCGTACAACCAATAAGTGAATCACTTCTCTTTGACAAAGTAATTTCATTAGGCAAACCTTCCTATGGAAAATATCATACTCCAGCTTTAGGGGTTGGATTGTTAACATCTAAAAGGTATTTCCCTGGTGCACACGCATATCGCCTCACTCCTGCCGGAGCTCGTGCACTGGTAAAGCAGGCTAAACTGCATGCTCAGCCCACCGATGTATTTTTAAACAAAGAATCGTTTCCTTTCTTACAAGAATACTATCCTTGGCCAGTAGAAGCAAGAGACTCGTTTTCTACTATTCAAAATCCTATTGGTTGTTATGCAAAGCACTCCTTTGGAGAAACTTATGAAATTATCTAAAATATTCATTACTGGCTGCGATCATAAAACACAGTGGCAGCTTCCTTGGTTCTTTGATAATTTAAAAAGATTTAGTAAAACTAAATTAGTCGTATATGACTTTGGTATGTCCGAAGAGATGAAACGTGTGTTTGCAGCTCAACCTATGGAAAGCAATGAACGAGGCTGGTTTAAAAAGCCAAAGGCAATGATTGAAGCATCAAGGCTCGCAGAACAGGTATGTTGGTTAGATACCGACTGCCAAGTGCTTGGTCCAATAGATGATATATTTGATTACATACAACCCAATAAACTTGCAATGGCAGAAGATGTTCCTTGGTCTAGACGAAGACAGGAAACATGGCACAACTCTGGTGTAGTTGCGTTTCAACATAGGCCGAATATTCTTGATGAATGGTACGCTGCAGTCAAAGCAAAGCCTAAGGACGGTGACCAAGAAGTCCTTCATGAACTTGTAAAAGATGGAATGAGAAGACACATACATATAACAGATCTTCCAAGAAAATATAATACATTACGTCTGGATATAGTAGATTCTTCTATGCCAAAGGACCACGTTATTATGCATTGGACTGGTAGAAAAGGCAAGCTTAAAATTGAAAAAATGATAAGAGAAAGCAACAAATTTTTGGAGTATGATAAATGAGTAAAGTTGCTCATGTAATTGGTAACGGCGATTGTGCACAAATGTATAAACCCGCAAAGGGACTTAAAGTAACATGCAACTTACCGCCTCTTGAAGTTCATAATGTTTACACAACCTTTATGGTTGACTTTAAGATGATGAAAGCAATTGATGAAGGATCTGTAATAGTTCCAGGTGAATGGACTCTTGGTGCTCGACCTAAGAAATGGATGGAGATGAGACCAGACTTTTACATGAAGTTTGCATCTCAAATTAAAGGGTTCTACTTAACTCTACCGAAATATGTACAAAATTACACAGACTTTAACTGCGGTCACATGGCAGTGCACTGTGTAGCAAGTAAAATGGAAGCAACTGAAATCCATATGTATGGATTCGACTCTATGTTTGATTTTAATCTATTAAGTAATAGTGACTTCTTTCTTAATTCAGATAGATCAAATATGAATAACAATCGACTAATAAACAACTGGAGACCAGTCTGGCAAAACATGTTTAATGAGTTTCCAGATACACAGTTTATTTTATATCATAAGCACCCAAACATAAAGTTTCCGGTGCCAAAAAATGTTGAAATTAGAACAAAAAACTAGTTTACATTTACAAGAAAATAGTATAAAATACTATTATGATTGTTATTGATTTTGAAAATAAAACAGCCCGCTATCGTAGAAAAGCAATTATTGACTCAGTAATGTTTGCTGCGAAAGAACTCATGCCTCGTATCAAGAAGCCTGTTTATATAAATATTAGAACGATACGAAAGTTAACCGAAAAGCAAGGAGTTTACGGCGACGTTTTGGATGAAGGTGATCGTGAGTTTACGATCCGCATCGATGTATCTATCCCCCTCGAAGACATGATTTCAACAGTGCTACATGAAATGGTGCACGTGCATCAGTATCTCACGGGGAGAATGAAACAAAAATGGGGCGACGAAATCATATTTGAAAAAAAAGTATTTGAAGCAGAAATGGATTACGATTCTAGACCATGGGAGATCGAAGCTCATAATAAAGAGAAGGAATTAAAGGTAAAGTACTATGGACAAAAAAGGTATTGAAGATGCTTGTATCGACATAGTCGACGGCAACATCAATATGAGCGTCCCTTGGTACATTATGGCAGCATACGCATATTACGAACAAGACGATCCTATCTTAGAAGATAGTGAGTTCGATAAGCTGGCTAGAAAAATTTTGAAAGATTGGGACAATATAGATCATAGACATAAGGATTATTTAACTAAAGACATGTTGAAGGCAGGAACTTACACAGGAAAATATCCGTCTCAAATAGAAGGAGCTTTGCGAAGTGTCAGGGAAACTTACAGATAACGATCCTTTTGATAAAATAGATATAAGTACTCTAGAAGGCTGGACAAAAAGTGACAGTGATGAAAAAAAGGTTTCGTTTGTTTTCAACAACTTACATAAAAAAAGCGTAAGTAGTTGATTTTAAATGAAACAAAAAGGTGTACAATCGGCTCATAATGGTGTAGTATAGTTATATCAAATGAAGGAGAATACATATGAAAGTCACAGTTTATCATAAAGAGTTTGAAGGAAAAGGTTACACAAGAGTTGCTGTAGTTGATGCTCCAATAAAACTTACCGAAAAAGAAGCATGTGAGTATGCTTATCGTTGGACTCAGAATATTTGTGATAGCTGGAGCCACCCTGAAGGGAATTACGATAAGAACGAAAACGTTGAAGTCGTTGGCGAGCTTCCAGTAGTTGGTGGCAAAACATATGGTCTTAGATCTTCTATGATGGGCGATCGTTTCTATATCAGTAGTGGTTCTGTTTATGATTGTGCAATGATAGGTTTTGAAGAAGTACTTCCAGTTGAGGAGGCTGCGTAATGCAAGAGAAATTATTTACTAATGAGTGGGGTGTAAACTCTGGTTTCGAAGGTCTAAGAGAAAAGCTCAATGAGCTGATCCCATTGGACGGTCCTTGTAAAAATCCAAGGACTACTAACAAGAATCTTGACAAGTTTCGTCGAGCTCAGAACGCTGTTTTCGATTTTTTTAACAATGGACTTATGAACAACAGAGGTTTGTTCAAGCAGATGTTTGGTCCACATTTACGTCGGGATGTTCCTACTGTAAGAGACTTTGATTCTTTTAGTAGAATAAGTTGGAGTCAGTGGGAAGACGATATAGAAGAAGTATTCACGCCACTTATAATAGCTGCGGCTAAAGAACAAGGAATAAAGGAATGAAAACATTAATCACAGCAGCAACCATAGTAGCATTCGCTGCGCCTGTTGCTGCTGCAGAGCAGGTAACTGCTAGTGTAGAAGATTTCTACACATCGGTAATTGAAAGGACGCCTTACACAAAACAGGTTTGTCAACAAGTGCAAGTGCCTATATACGGTACAGTGCAAGGCGAAGGAGCCTCGGGCGGTGACGTGCTTGGCGGCATGATTCTTGGAGCTTTACTCGGTAAAGGTATTACTGATAAAGATAACGGCGCCGCTGCTGGTGCTGTAATAGGTGGAGTGATAGCTGCAGACAAGAAAAAGTCTAAACGAGTTATCACTGGTTATAATTATGAAAGACAGTGCCAAGATGTCACTGAGTATAGAGATGTAAATAAAAAAGTGTATGACTATTCTGTTATCACTTGGGTTGTCAATGGTATAACTTATCAGACAGCATTTACAAAGTAAAAATCCTAAGTAGAGTTGCGCTCTCTATATAGGTCGGTGGACGTACTGGTACCGAATAACCCAGTCGGTTGCTGCATACGTTAAATGCAGATAGGTGGGGGGTCACCTAGGAAGGACTCCCCACTGATTATAAAAAGGAATTTATTATGGCTTGGATGCTGATATATATTATGGTAGAAGGTACAGATGTACATGCAGTAAACGCATATGGTCCAGGTCATACATTTGAAAAAATGCATCATTGTTTTTATGCAAGAGAAATGTTAAGTTATGATGTGGGTGGTCAACAAGGCCACTTCCCATTGAATATGCAGGCTATCTGCATGCAAATTGAAACTGAGGAGTAAGTTATGGAAATAATCGCAGCGATAATGTTTTACTCAATGGCTGAAGATATAAAAGACAAAGACGCAAGAATTGGTCTTTTGGAACAGCACATTGTTGAAATACATCATAAAGTAGAAAATATAGATTTTGATTTGATGAAACTAATTGGAGCACATTCTGCACACGCAGCTCGTTCTGAATTCATCGATGAAGAACATGATGGTTTGATTGAGAACAATAAAAATAATATTGATCTACTTATCGATACAATAGCAGACGCGTTTACATCTGACGATGAAAGCAACTGATGCTCTCAAACGTTTGATGTTTGAAAACACAATGGAGCGTCTTGGTTATAAAATCAAGACACCATTAATTCTTGCAGATAAGCATATTGAAAAGCGAGCAACACATGTAGGACCACATCCTTTCTGGTTCATTACATATATTGTCCCTTATCAAAACAAAGCAAGCTACTTATACTATCGATATATCGATGCTGGTGCCTCACCAAAAGATAGCTTGATAAAAGGCTTTGCAGAAAACATTGATTATGAAAACGATACCGTCATGGCAGAAGTCGGATGGGAAGTAAAGTATCAAACACATCCATCACAACTAGATAAACGTGAACGAGCAAAGCTAATGATTCAATTTAATCGTGCTTGCTATGATAACATTCATAATGGAATGTTTGGATATATACCTAAGTCTAATTACGTATTGACATGTGAACCAAAAGGATCAAAGGTAGATGCTGGTCCTAGTCTTACATCTTGGAAAGATGGCGCAAAGAATAGAGAAGCTTTTGCAAAAAGAGTTGGTTTCAGTTCAATGAAAAAAGACGGATGGTGTTATGGCATCTACGACGAGAATGTAAAATTGAAACCTTTATAAGTGGAGAAACAAATGAGTCTATCAGCACAATTAATTAAAGCAGCTCGAATGCATGCCGAGGGCGAGTTGGAACGAGCTAAAACTAACATTATGGTTTATATGAATAATTCAGCAGGAATCGGTGAACATAGTGATATTGTAGAAGCAATACAAAAAGAATTATCTACTATGGGTGCTGCGCATGAACGATTAGAAATGATCGATAAATACTTTTCACTAGATCATAAAGATTTTTCATAGGCATAATAAATACTCTTATAAACTAATAAGGGTATGAAAATGACTAATCACAACGAATACGACGTAGAAGTACTAAAAGTTATTGATGGCGATACAGTAGACGTAGACATCAATCTTGGTTTTGGTATCATGTTAAGAGATGAACGTGTACGTATCATAGGTATTGATACACCTGAATCACGTACTTCTGACAAAGTNGAAGATTTATTTGGAGAAGCTGCTAAGGCAAGAGTAANAGAACTCATGACTGGAAGCATAAGACTTATCACCACTGAAGATAGACATGGTGAAGATATGAAAGGCAAGTTTGGTCGTGTTCTTGGAGACTTTTGGATTGAACGACAAGAAGGTAAGAAAGAAAAGCTTACTGATGTACTTATTGAAGAAGGTCATGCTGTAGCATATTTTGGTGGAAACAAAGAAGAGATCCATATGAAGCATATGGCAAATAGAGAGAAGCTATTACGTGAAGGTGTCATCTCTCGCACTGCGCACAACGCTGCGATAAAACTAATGGAGGAAAAAAAGTAGTTTACATTTATCCAACTTTAGTATAGAATAATACTTAACTCGGTGTAGCACAGTTTGGTAGTGCGCTTGTTTTGGGTACAAGAGGTCGTTGGTTCAAATCCAGCCATCGAGACCAATTAACAAACGGAGGTAAAGTAATGATTAGATCTGAACGTATGGCGCGCTCTAAAGCCGCAAGATTAAAACGTAGAGAAAGAAAAGAAATATTACTAGGAAAGACCGAACGACTTTATACCAAACTTCGAAACCTCCGAAGAAAGTCGCAAAAAAGGAAACAACATGTCTGAGTTATTCGACTTTGGTTTTACAGCAGTCGATGAAGATGAACTTTCGGCGGTGCAGCAAACAGCTGCACTTGCCAGTGATGCTGAACAACTTGCTACTACAACGCAAGAAAGATTAGATAATCTTTACAATGCTATTGTGCCACTGCTAAACAATTTAAAAAAGAATCCTGAAAAAGAATATATTCTTTGGCCAAATAGACTTGCAAAAGTAGAGCAGTTTGAAACTCATCTACAAACAATATATAAAGGAAAATAATATGTGGGCTGCAATAGTACTGGCGTGTAGTATAGAATTTGACACATGCAAAAACTTAGCAAATCCAGATGTATATCTGACTTTGGACGCATGCCTGGAATCGTTAAGTGAAGGAATTATTGCAGCTGAAACAAATGGTTGGACTATAATAAATTACACTTGTTTAGATTGGAAAACTAAAGATCTTGATATATCTGTTTAAGTTTTCTTTTCAGGTGTTGCCTTACCTTTAGTGTAAGCCTGTGCACCAAAGAACGCTGCTACTAAGCCAGCGATAGCGACAAAGTAAGTCGGAGCAATGTCACTTACTAACTGCGCAGCTGTATCTTTCCCCATCATAGAAGTTATAATGATTGTAATTGGATATAGAAGCATGCCCCAGAGAGCAAACCAAGCCATAGCGCGTATTTGATCTTCTTTCTTATCTTCATTTTCTTGCATCTTACGTTTGTGTTCATACTCGGCAATCTCTTTTGCACGAGCCATTTCTTCGTCAGTAATGACTCCATCACCATCTGTATCTAATTCAGCAAAGATTGAATCCGGTTGTAGTGTTTTCGCTGCAGCCATTTTTATTTCCCTTATGTCCTTATTGAATATTTATAAATAATGATGTATGGAAAGCTCTTGAAGGGAATTTAAAATGAGTAAGAATAAAGAACGAGGATTCATATACAGACTTTTCAATGACTTATTTGTAGTTACAATAAATCATGAGGGTTCTTCTAGAGAAATTCGTTTAAGAGAAATTAAAAAGATTACCAATAATTATTTAAAAGGCATAGATGATTTAGGCCACAAGGTTGAGTTTAGAACATCTGTTCCCTTTGATTACTTTGTTAAGAAAATATACTAGGAGACTACGATGGATTTATTTGCAAGAATGTTTGGTGATACTTTATGGATATATACAGCTATTGCAGGTTCCATTGTAGGTGCAGCTTTTCTAGCGTGGTTTAGAAATACACATGCTGCGCTATATCTTATGGCAAAGTTTGACGCGTACTTAGATTATTTAGTAGATCGCTTTGGTTGGGACTGGTTACAGGATGATCCTGAAGCTTGGAGAAAAAGATACCCCAAAGTGACAAAGAAAATAGATAACATAGAACAACGATTAAAGGAGTTGGAAAATGAACTGGCTAAAAAATAGATTAAAAGAAAGAACGAGTCTTGACGGTGTAGCACTTATGGCGCTTGGCTTTCTTGTACTATTCATGGCACCGTTGGCAAAGATTGCTGCTGGTGTTGCAATTGTTTATGGCGCTTGGACATTGTGGAAAGCAGGATAAACTATGATAACAAGAGTTGCAATAGAAAAAATGAGCTTAAAGCAAAAAAGTTTGCTTTTTGCTAAGTTGAGTCAAATTGCTTATAATGATAAGAGAAAAGTGGCACAACAAATCAAGCCTCTTGGATTTACTGAAGTAGAATATTATGATAGAGATGGAGCACAGGCTTATCGTATCTGGAATAAAGATGATGTAGTTATTGTTTGCAGAGGCACTGAACCAAAAGAGTTTAATGATTTGAAAGCAGACTTAAAAGCTTTCCCTGTCAAGTCAGAGACTGTATCAAGAGTGCATCAGGGATTCAAGCAGGAGGTTGACGATCTTTGGCCTATGGTCAAGGAAGATATTCTTGCAAATCCAAAACTTGGTAATAGACACTTATGGTTTACTGGTCATTCTCTTGGCGCTGCAATGACAACAATTATGGCTGGTCGTTGTATGCATGATCCGGATCTACAAGATCCAGTTGAGGTTTATACCTATGGATCACCAAGAGCTGGATGGAAAAAATATGTAAGAGATCTTAATGTTACACATCATCGTTGGGTAAATAACAATGACATCGTGACAAGAGTTCCGTTTGCTTCTATGGGATATCGCCATGATGGAACGGAACATTATATGAATGCTTATGGTAATGTACGTAAACTTACCTCATGGCAACGAGTTAAAGATCGTTGGCGTGGTATGTGGATGGGATTGAAAAAAGGTGGAGTAGATAACTTTTCAGATCACAGCATGGTTAACTATGTTGCAAATCTAGAGAAATGGAATAATGATATGGAGACAGCACAACCGAAATGAAGAAGAATTGGAAAGAGGCTTTAAAAACAGGATGGGAAGAATCTAAAAAGCAACCTTGGATTGATGGTCCAGAGAAATGGGCTTTGTATGTTGTTGCAGTATTCTTATTGATTTTTGTTTTGCCTGCGTTGATATGGAGTTAAGATGGTATGATTATGTGGCGTGTTTATTCTTCGCTAATTTTTTTGCGGTTACTTTACTAAATATTGACATTTTGGGGTTTACAATTAGTGTGTTTTGTTATAGAATATATGAAGATAGAGTAAGGAACCGAATCAATGGTTAAGAAAGAAAGGGAGTATGAATCTTATCATGCGTTCATCAAAAGGAAATACGCCGAAGATCGAGAAAAATATGAACTGGATACAGATAGACGCGATCCTGTGGGAGTTGATATCGAACTGGAACGGGAAGAACTACGAAAGTTTTGTAGAGAGTATCTCAAAAAAGTTTGATTGGTCAATTAGCAACACAGAAAAATACTGTGATATGCATTTTAAAATGAGAAAGAAGCTAAACAAATGAATATTTTTGTCTTAGATCGTGATCCAATAACTGCAGCTCAACTGCAATGCGACAAGCATGTTGTCAAGATGATTGTTGAGTCTGCACAAATGTTATCCACTGCTCATCGTATGCTTGATGGTTACACGGAAAAACGTCCGTCAAAATCTGGCAAACGTATGATTAATTATTGGGTGCATCCTAATCCAGAAATGGAAGACATACTTTACAAAGCCGTGCATCATGGTCATCCATGTACAGTATGGACTATGCAAACAAATGCTAATTACGAATGGCATTACAAACACTTTGTAGCATTGTGCGATGAATACACATATCGTTACGGAAAAGTTCATGGCACAGATACTAAGTTGCGTGATGTATTAATTAAACCTCCTAGCAATATTAAGTGGTCTAATCTGTATACAGACTTTGCACTTGCTATGACTCATGAACCACAGTGTATACATAAAGGTGATCCTGTTCGTTCTTATCAAGAATACTATCAAACTAAGCAAGATCGTTTTAATATGATATGGTCAAAGCGTGATGTACCTGAATGGTTTGAGGTAGCCGCATAATGGATGTGTTGGCTATCTTACTTGCACTTGGAGTTTTATTCATCGGTGGTGTAGTTTTCACCGTATGGAGCGACCTCCAGCATGTAGATAAAATGGTGTGGCAAAACACAACTGATCTCAAGAAAAAGATACGCCATCTTGAACAAGACGTTATTGAATTAAATAAAATTATTGTTGAACTCAAGAACGCTAAAGAAGAAGAGCCAGAAGAAAAAAACGTAAGTAGTTGATTTTAAATGAAACAAAAAGGTGTACATTCTAATTTACTTGTGGTAGAATAGTACCAGAAGTTATGAAGGAGATATGATATGGCTTTTTGTTTTGACGATAATTTAATTTCTGACTTGCACAAAGATGCTTATGGTTTTCGTCCTCGTCAAGGTTTCATGGAAAAATGGAACGGCATGAATCGAGTTCAAAAGCAACTTTTATGGGATGAGCTTTGCGATATACTTGATGAAGGTATCGAAGTAGCAAAAGAAAAAGAAGCAGAAGCTCTTGCAACTCTTCGTCACAACATTCATTTAAAAATGAATTCTCTTAAATGTAACTGGAAGCTAGCTCTTCGTCTCCTTATTGTAAACGAGCGTTGCGATCCTGAATGCGATCAGGACTTTGAGCATGCTTTGTGGAAAATGGATATTGGATTCGAAGACATTAATAATATCCGTAAGCTTTTTAGAGGTTCGTAATGCCAGATTTCTATGATATGATTTTCGATGCTAAACATGGGGGCCCTATGGACAGGGGCTCCTCTGATCGTTACTATGGTCGTTCTTACGATCCTCATTATTGGCCAGAAGGTACCTATATTGGTAAAAGAGTTGAGTTAGCTGACATGTCTGCTGACCAAATCACAGAATACACTTATGGTTATAATAATGAGACCGATAGGAAGGAATGGTAAATGAGTGAAAACTATTGTACTACAAGAGGTCTTGGTTGGGCATTTCTTATTGTAGCTTTCTTGATATTTGGTGTTCCACTTTTATTAGTGGACAATGCCAAGTATTGTAAACAAGCAATCTTAGTACCATGTTATCCATGGGTGGAGGCTGAATAATGAATATGACAGATATGGTGATCTTTGTTATCACATTGTGGGGTAAAACCGCAACAGGAGAATGGGCATATATTGGTAACCAATACGTCCATCAAGAACCAATGACATTAACTGAATGCAGTGAATTTATTGCTCCGGAAAATTGGCTTAAATTTGAAGACAATGAATATTATAAAATTCAATTGAACTGCTATTATGCAGGAACACCAAATGAATCAGACACCTAAAGAATCTGCGCAAGTAGAAGCTGAGAAAACCTTTGATCAATTTATGCTGTGGACTAAAAGAGTTGTAATGTACAGCGTAATTTTTCTAGGCATTGTTGTCGTTGGTTGCGACAGCGGTGTTGAAACTGGCAAGAATAAGACTGGATCTCAATATAACGGAGAACAGTACGATCCATACAATCTGAATGTAAAAGAATGATTACCGTAGAATTTGATATGGATGAAACCACCATCACAGTGATGGATGACACTGGTGAGCTCGAGGATGTGCAAGCATTGCTATACGATGACTATTGCCATATTCGCCAGTGGAATGAAAAGATGAAACAGTTTGATGTAGTAACTTTCAAACCAGAAACATATTTTAAACTTATGAAATCTTTTTACTTATCCGAAGGAACGTTTGTTTTAGATAAGAAGAGAGGTGTAACATAAATGATACAGTATTATATAAATGAAAAATAATGGTGTACATTTGTTTTTAACTATGGTAGAAAGGTTATAGAAATTGAAGGAGAATATAATGACTGTTGCAACTAATTATGACGATCGTATGGCGCTAATCAAAAGAATCGCTGAAACGAAAAAACAAAACGAAGCACGTAAACAGCGTATGGCTAAGGTTCGTGCTCAATCGTCTGTTGTAAAAAAGAAAGCTAAAAAAGCTAAGCGTGACTTCATGCAAATACCTAAAGAAGGTGAAAACATGTATGCATGGACTGATGCTTCGAAGTACGCTAAAGAATATTATGGCGAAGTCATGTATGAAACTACAAGGTTTGATAATGACTGGGACTAATCAATTAGAAATGAAAATGCATGATCTAAACGAAAAGATCTCTAAGATCAATCATCGCTTAGGTCGTGCTGAAAAATTATTGGAAAGGATAATTGCAGATAATGAAAGACGTTCTAATGGAGGATCATCTAATGATGAATCGTGAAGAAATGATTACTGAGTTGCGGAAACGTAAATGCCGTGTAATCTTTAAAAAAGCAAATGGCGAAGAGCGTGATATGCTGTGCACTCTGCATGAAGAGTGGATACCTACAACATCCAAAGATGAAAACACCGACAAAGAAAGCAAGAGCTTTAACAATGATGTCATTCGTGTAATTGATGTAGCATCAGAGCAATGGCGATCTTTTCGAGTCGATAGTGTTATCTCATTTGATTGTACATTTACATAATAAATAGTACTACGCTATAGGAGGAATGTATGTTTTATATCTCAGTACAAACTGTATTGTGGATCTTATTAGCCGCTGCTGCTGGTTGTGCTTTCATGATTGGAAGATACTACGGTGAAGGTGATAAGGACGATACGATAAAGCATACCATTGACTATTTAGTTGAAGGTGGATTCGTTCGTTATCAAAGACGTGACGGTGAAATTGAACTCATTCCTCTTGACGAAGAAATTCATAATTGAAAAAAAACGTAAGTGATTGTTTCTAAACGAAACAAAAAGGTTTACTTTTTCTCACGACTGTGGTAGAATAGAATAGTAAACTGAAGGAGTTACATATATGTCAAAGCGTGATAAATTTAGAGAAGATGTTAAAGGCACCGTTATGGGTGAAGTAAAGAAGCAACGTAAGAAGCGTAAGCTTACCGATGAGCAGAAAGCTGTTCTTGTCGAGCGAATGAAAAAAGCTCGTGAAGCACGTGGTCCTGCTAAAAACTTATCCATTGACGAGTCTATTCGTGACTTGCCAATTGATCATCCTCTAAATGCCAGTAAAGTAAAAGACTGGCTAAAATATCAAAAAGATATTCTTAAGTCTATGAAAGGTTTCAAAGACAGTAAGGATAAGAATGAGCGCCAAGCTTATTTTGATACTGAGGCTTATATCTTTAACTTACAAAGATACTTAGGTGACGGTGTGTATCGAGATTTTCGTTACGGCGAAGAAAAACAGAACCGTATTCGTTATCGTAGTGTAGCAATGGCATACCATTCAGATGGTACACCTAAAAGAACAGTTGGTGTATTCTATCCAGACATCGGAGAAGAATATACTCAGGAAATGGAAAATGAGGATTATGCAGCAAGAAAAAACCTTTCTAACCAAAAGCGACTTCGCAAAGGAAATAGAAACTACCGTCCAAAGCCATAAGTCATCCTATATGGATGCAGTCATCCACCTCTGCGAAAAGCATGAGGTGGAACTCGAAGAAGTGAAGAGATTCATTTCACCAATTATAAAAAATAAAATTGAAGCCGAGGCAATGCGATTAAACTTTTTACCTCGACAAAACAGTTTACCAATTGAGTAAACTAGTATATAATAATCATATCATGAATAATGTGGATAATTCAGCAAATATAAAAACATATGGAGAATATAAATGTCTTTTGCAAATTTAAAACGTACACGTACCGACTTTTCGAAACTAGTCGCAGCAGCACAATCTGCAGGTGGAGAACAACAGAAAAAGAAATACGGCGATGATCGTATTTGGAAACCAACAGTGGATAAAGCCGGCAATGGCTATGCTATCCTAAGGTTCCTTCCAGCAACTGAAGGTAATGAGTTACCTTGGGTTCGGTATTGGGATCATGGTTTCAAAGGACCAACAGGTCAGTGGTACATTGAAAGATCACTTACATCTATTGGTCAACAAGATCCAGTATCTGAAATGAATACACGCCTTTGGAACTCAGGTGTCGAGTCTGATAAGGAAACAGTAAGACAACGTAAGCGCCGTCTACATTATGTAGCCAATGTCTTAGTTGTATCTGATCCTTCTGCTCCTGACAATGAAGGTAAAGTAATGATGTATCAGTTCGGTAAAAAGATCTTTGATAAAATCATGGACCAACTACAACCCGAGTTTCCAGATGAGAAACCAGTTGATCCTTTTAACTTTTGGGAAGGTGCAGACTTTGTACTAAAGATTCGCCAGGTTGAAGGTTATCGTAACTATGATAAATCAGAGTTCCGTGGTCCTAGCCCTCTATATGACGGTGATGAAGAAAAGCTTGAAACAGTATACAACAAAGCATATGATCTATCCGAGTTCTCTGATCCTAAGAACTATAAGTCTTATGATGAACTCAAAGTTAAGTTAGCTCAAGTGTTAGGTGAACAAGCACCTCGTACTGTAAAAGAAGAAATCGTATTAGATGATGAGATCCCTGAGTTTCCAAAGAAGGCAGAAGCTCCAGCAGCTATGCCTACAGCTGAGGCTGTAATGGAAACAGCATCTTCTACTGATGAAGAAGATACCATGAGCTACTTTGCTCGATTAGCTAACGAAGATTAATTAACTACTGAGCAACTGGATCCATAAGATCCAGTGTTGGTGTGGCGGGGAGAATCATTGCGGTTCCTCCGCCATTTCCGCCTCCGCCAGTTGCATTCATATTATTGTATACATTAACAACTTGCGCTCGTCTTTCTCTTACACCAGCAGCAATCTCATCAGCAGTAAGTCCACCGCCAACTTGTAACACAGGTTGTAAATCTTGTATTTCTGCTTGTAAAGCAGCTATACGTTTTTCCCTTGAGTATAAATTGCCAGGGCCAAAGCGGTTATCACCTTCAGCAATTTGAGCTCTATGCTCATCTATTTCATCTTTTCTTTCTTGAATACGCATCTCATCAGATTTAAAACTATCTGGAACCATGAAGGCTGGAAGTGCGTTAACAATAGCATTTTTTATATCTTGAAAAGATGGAAGAGCAGCAAACGCTTTTCTAAACATTCCAACTACCCCATCAATACCTTCTTGGATTAATGCACCAAATGAGAATGTTGGAGCATCTTCTTCTCTAAATCCAAGTGTCTTGGTAATCCAATCAATTGCAAGTCGTGCTGGAGCAAATAAGATATCGATTATTCCACCTTCACCAACTAGTTTTGTCCATAACTCACCTAACGCTGCAGATGGATCAGTAAACAGTGTTTTAACCCATTCTATTGCTTTTGCTGGAAAATCAAAGATGCCATTTATTAAGTTGGTAATCTTTTCTTCAAAGCTAAAGTCTTGAATTGCCTTAGCAGTTTCATCAAACCCAAACTTACTAAGAACCCAACTTAGTAATCCTTTTAAAAGATCCAAAGGAGCACCAATAAAATCACCAACAGTCGCAGCAATACCAGCAGTGATTTTGTCGTATTGTGATCCATTTTCGCTCCTCCATGCTTCTACACCGTCAAACAATGACATTATAATACCAATAGGCCAAAGAACTTTACCAAGAACTTTTACTAATCCGCCTGCCGCACTACCGATCTTAGTGATACCTAAGACACCATCAAGAAATCCAAAAAGTTTTGCACCGGGTCCAGTTATAAAATTTTCAACTCCGCTGTATATCGCTCTAAATGGAGTCATAATCTTACCAAACGCTGCAGTCACTCTTGATATAGCTGAAGGTGTGCCGTCAGCTGCTTTTAAAGCATCATCTGCTAATCCACCAGCTGGACCTAGACCAAAGAAACCAAATGCTCTAGTCTTTAAAGCCTGCATTGATTCTTGTATCATTTGCGCTGTGGTCTTTACTTCTTTACCAGTAAATTGGCCTTTTGCGCCCCTTGCCATTTTACCAGTCTCTGGATCAATGCCAAACCGAGCCAATGTTCCACGAGTTAAATCATCAACAAAACTAGTAAAACTTGTTGTAAGTTTATTAGCAATATTTGTAATTGGAGTAAACGCTGTTTTAAGAACATCACCTATCGTATCAATATTTTTAAGAACTTTTACTTCCCAACCTCTAAGGCCGGCGAATGCCGCTGCAACACCTGCAGCTGCCACTAATAAAGGTTTAAGTAATATCATAGGATTCATTAAAAATCCTAGATCAAATTTCTCTCCTACTTTTTGTCCAGCCTCAAAGTTTTGCATTGCAGCAGAGCCAGGCAATACTTCACTTTTATCTTCTAGCGCCTGAAGACTATCAGCCGAAGATTTTCCTGCAAGAGATTTCCTTAGATCTAGTGTTATTTTATTCTGTATCTTTAACTGATCTACGACTGCGTCTAATGAAGCCATTTTTCTTTATCCTTAGCGAAATTGTTGCTGTTGAGCAGCTTGTCTTTCTTGTTCTAGTTCTTGTGTTAATAATGTAAGGTACACCTCCCTCTCCCAAGGCATCATATTTTCAAGTTCCGTTAGTGATAATTTAAATGAGTACATCAATCTAAAATTCACTTGATAGTAATTCACTAACGAATCATGTGAGAGGTTTACGCGAAAAAATCATTCATTCCTTGTAATGTAAAATTATTTTCAGTCTCGCACTTTTCACAAACATATTTAACTTCGTGTTTTAACTGTGGCATATCTTGAACAAAATTCATAATCTTTTCAAACTGTTCAGCGTTTAGATTATCAATAAAGTCATTCACCGTCTTTTTGCTTTCATCAGCAAACTTGATATTGTCTTCTTCACTCATTAATGAATCCAAGCAACTAGCAATCATATTCATAATTGTATTAGTTGGCGAGTCACTGTTAATCATAGCATCGTTATTTAATACCGAAACGTAATTCGGATATTTCATCTTCAAAGTCCAAGTATCATTTAACTCAATCATCATATTCTTTTTATCTGGAATATCTACTTTTATTTCTTCCAGATCAATTGTTACTTCGTTTTGGTGTTCACACTCTTTACATTTCAAACCAACATGTGATTTCTCTCCAACTGATTTCGCTCTCATCTGTGTGAATGCGTATTCAACATCAAACGTAGTCAATCTATTTACATCAATATCAGGTGCACATGCTTTAATCGTGTCAGTAATCGCTGAAAGTATCTTTCTTTGATCTTGTGTTTCAAGTGCAATCAATAATATTTTTTGTTCTTTTGTTAAGAACGGTCTAAATGAAACACCTTTTCCAGTAGATGGAATCGTCATCTCATAATTTGGCGTATCATTAATCTTAGGTAGTGCCATAACTATATCATCCTTTAGTTAAAAATTCGTGTCAGTACTGTTCCTATTGCAGTTTGTACAAAGTTTTCAAGTGGGTTTTGATCAGTAAAGTTTGAAGTCCATCTTGTGTATGCTAGTTGAATTCTAAGTTCTACTAATCCGTCTAATTCGTTGTTAAGTGGTATTGCTTCCATAGTTACAGGGAAAGCTTTTTCGAGTTGACATGAATAAATTTTATTGTCACCAAGCAAGAAATCCAGATTGAACTCACCTTGAGCAAAATCAAATGGTCCTATTCGAGGTAACCGTTGCTGTATGATTTCTGGCAATCTAGGTATTCCTAGAGGCGTTGAGTAAACCGGTAAGCCCACTCCCTTTTTAAGTTGGTGTATTCTAACATTACGAACGTAATCATTTTTATATCCGATTTGATATGTGTGCGGATTATATGCAGCTTGTTGCCACTTTTCAAAGTATTCTTTTATCCCATAATCATTCAATAAAAGAAAAGATAAGCTTACATCATCGCTAACCGCGCCGTAAGCAACTTTTTCTCTCTTTGTTCCGATCTCTTTATCATATGTAGCTACCTGTCTTCCTGGCAAGTTTACATCTCTACATAGTAAGTTAACTGCTCGAGTCGTGGCTCCTGGAAAAGCTGGTAGTTCAATCATAAAAAGATTGGATCTTGCTGGTCCATTCTTTGCAGATATTTCACCTTTGAATTGTTCTATGTTAATTGACATCAGATCATTTTCCTTGAATCTCTATATACAGAAGATTTACCTGATTTTTGAAAATCTGCTGTTGGTAAGAATGTAGCGATCTCCCACTCAGGCGCGGGTACACGGGCAAGCCTACTTTTAACATTGTTTGAAAGGTAATGTTTAACACATGGCTTGAAGTATTTAAACTTTGCTGCTTTTTTTAATATTGAATATGAAACTCTAAACCTAGTCGTATCATCATACTTATTATTACTCGCAACATCAAGCAAGCTATCCAAAAACTTTGCTCTTAATATTGGAGGTAGATAGTGCAAATTCATGCCGAGGAATCCACCTTCGGCTGGTCCTATTACAATCACCAACGGGAATGAATCATAGTATGGAAGTTCTTTCTTAAGCTTAGGATCATAGAAAAACATATACATTGAACCAACGACTTGACGATTCGATAGTTCAATTGGATCTTCTTTCATTAACTGATTACGATTGACACGCCTCATTGTTTGGGCTTTCTTACGAAACCAATCTCGAGATTCCTGTGTTCTTGGCGTAATTCCAGCTCTAAAAGCTTCGAATTCTAATGTTTGGAATAAGTTACTCATACCAGTATTTATACCCGATTTATCATTGTTTCTTTTTCTTTCGGTAAGGCTTAAGTGGCTTCAATGGCTTTATTTGTTTTGGCATGATTCCCATCTTTGTAAGAGTCTTTTCAGTCCAGATCTGGAATCCCCAGTTATTATCTTTTGCATATTTACTTGCCGCTTCCCATTTATTTCTATTCTTAACATAAGTCATTGCCTCACTAATATAACGCTTTGACTTGTCAGGTCTTTTTGGTGGTTGTGTTTCTTTTTCTGGTTTGATTTCAACAAGAATAGTTTTACCTGTTTTAAATGTAATCTTTAAATCCATAAAGTACCTATGATACTTTTTATCCACTTCATAGAAATATGGTATCACAACCTCTTCGCTGGACCACGCTTTTATTTCTGAGTTCTCATCACACCACTTGAAGCAGTGTCTTTCCCACATTGATCGAAAAACTACACTGTCTGGATTACCATTATACTTCTTGCGATTTTTTACTTTATAACGACCAGAATAAGCCACCGAGTTTCCTTATAAATAATGTTAAAGATTTCATACTATTTATTAGGTACAATATGGCACTAAGATTCCCAAAAGACGATCAACGAGATTATCAAGGACGAATTACATTTCGTGCTTTTGCTCCACCTGTTCCTGAAGTTAGCCTTGTAGGTTTTAAAAAGCTAGTTAATAGTACTATTGAAGAGTTTAATGCAGAAAATCCCAATCAAAACGATGGTGTTGAAATTGGAGATAGACATAACTATAAGTACGGTGTACAATCAAATAAAAGAAACTATTCAGGACAGAGAGTGTCTTTATATTTGCCACAAGCAATTTCATTTAGAGACAATGCTGAATACACAGACGCATCACTCGGTGTTATAGGTGGTACAGCTGAAGCTAGTATTAATCAAGGAGACAATATTGGACAAACAATAGCAGCTGCTGGTCGTCAAAGTTTATCAACTTTTAATGATTTGATGCTTGGAAATACAGGCCTCGATCAAGAAGCTGCACGACTGGCTGCGACAAGAGTTGCTCGAAGATTCGCTGGGGAAACTGGTGGACAGGTGGCGCAGTCTACATTAAGAACTACAATTAATCCAAATAAACGTACGTTGTTTACAGCCGTAGGTATTCGTAACTTTGCGTTTCAATTTAAAATGATTGCAAATTCCGCAGATGAAGCAGAAGAGATTGATAAAATTATTAAGTTCTTTAGAACTGAACTTTATCCTTCAGTAACTGGTGGCGGTACTGAAATTATTGGATATAACTTTCCTAACTTATTTGATATTGAAATGTCATATAATAATCAACAAGTGGCAACAAAAATTAAACCTGTTTATCTTAAAGATATAAGTACGACATATAACCCTGGGAATATGGGTTTCCATGTTGATGGTAAACCTTCAGAGGTAGATATTACACTTGCATTCGTAGAAGAAAGAACGCTTAATAAACAAGATATTGTGGAGGGTTTCTAATGGCATACTTTTATAACTTTCCTAATGTAACATATAAGTTTGGTAATGAAGAAAGTGCAACTGCTTTCCAAGATATTTCTGCATATGTAGATATTATTGATCAGATAAAAGATGACGTTAACTTTTACCAGTTTTATAACGTTTTAGATGGCGATAGACCAGACACCGTATCATTTAAGTTATACGGATCACCTCACTACCATTGGACTTTTTATCTTCTAAACGATACTTTGAAAGATCAGGGTTGGCCACTAGGAAATATAAAGATTGAAGAAATGGCGCAAGAACATTTTCCGAATACTACTCTTACAACCACTAATGTTCTAACTGGAATATTTTTACCAGGACAAACAGTATCCGGTTCATCGTCTGGTGCAACTGGTACTATTATAAAACGCAGACTTGAGTTTGGGCAAATCATTGTTGAAGGTGCGCATACATTTACATCAACCGAAGTAATTACGTCAACTGTCGGCGATACAGTTCAATCGGTAACTCTTTCAGCAGCATCACGAGAATATAATGCTGTTCATCATTATGAGAATTCATCGGGTCAGTATGTAGACATTGATCCGGCTGTAGGTAATGCGTCATCTCTTGCAGAAATAACTCATTTAGATAGACACATAGCATCAAACGATGCATTAAGATCTATTAAAGTAATTAAACCGAGAGCTTTAAGCGATGTGGTAAATGCATTCAATCAAGCATTGAGATCATAATATGGAAAAAAAAGTCCAGTCAACATCCGCAACGGATATTGTATTTGAAGAAGCAGTGATAACGGCTTCTAATGGAGAAGAATTTGTTATTACCGATGTTATTACTGACATCGATGTATATGAGCATTTAGATAAGCCATACATTACAGGAGTAGCTACTTTCTTAGATCCAGAAAGTTTAGATGAACGAATAAACTTTTACGGTGTTGAAAAGTTTGATTTAAGAGTGAAACTTCCAGAAAGTGCAGCTTTATCAATAGAAAAAAGCTTTTTCATATCAAAAGTGGTAAAGAGTATTCGAACAAATGATAGCCAAAGCGTTATTACTATTCATCTCCTTGAAGACATCGGTTATCTTTCTGAAATGCAAAACGTTAATAAGTCTTACTTTGGTAAGGGTTATGAAATAATTTCAACAATTGTTAAAGAATTTTTAGGGAAAGAGCTTTCTCAACCAAGAGATGCTGGTCCTGAATATGAAACAAGTCAAGATGCACAAGGCCAGTTTGGTGTAGTTATTCCAGACATGAGACCACTTAAAGCGGCAGATTGGATAAAGGATAGAATTACTACCGAAGACGCTTCTCCTTTTTATTTCTTTTCTACTCTTACTAATGATAAACTTCACCTTTTGCCTTTATCTAAAATGTTATCAGGAGAACCAGTAAACGCAAGAACCTCACCATACAAATATTCTCAAGCTTTTACAAATGCAGAAAATCCATCGATAGATAGAGATGCGTATAACATTGAAAAATATAGTAACCCCAGTAACGATGAACTTTTAAAGATTAATTCAAATGGTTTTTTAAATAGCCAATTTGCATTTCATGATGTTACGAGAAACAAAGTAATATATCCAGGTCATAGACAATCTGGAAACAATAAAGACAAGAACCGTTGGACAGCCTATGATATGTTTGAAACAAGAGCTCAGATTGGAAGAGCTTTAGGAGAAAAACCTATTAATCTACAAGATGCATATCCTATTAATGCTGCTTTAAAAGAAAAGGGTGGAGATGCTCAAGAAGTACAAATCCACCAGCGTAATTCATCTCATCTTGTTTCAAATATATATTCATCAGACTTATATGATGCAAACATATATTCCATAGGAGAAAGTAGATCAGTTGGTGAGTTTGTAGAAAGATTGGATTCAAAAGGATTGAGACACTGGGTAGTTAACTATTCACTAAACTTTTCTGTACCAGGTAGAAACTTTATTTCCGGGCTTGCTAATATGACAATTGGAAATAAATATAAGTTGCAATTCTTAGCACCATCTACTCAAGGGCAAAACGCTACTCAAGAAGATACTAAAAAATCTGGTGACTATTTAATATATGCTGCTAGACACTCTTTTACTCGAGAAGGATACATGGCTCATCTAACAGGCGTAAAACTAATAGACACAATACATACTCAAGACAACTACGCTTATAATGTTGATGCATCAGGACCATATTAGGATTATAACATGCAAGGTATGAAAACAATACAAACTACTGGATTCTACGGCGATACTACGCGGTGGTTTATAGGTACTGTTATTCGTAACACCGGTGATCCTTTAAGTCTCGGCAGACTTAAGGTACGTATAGTTGGAGTCCACGATCATCCAGAAATAACAGATGCTGATTTACCCTGGGCTTCCGTTGTTATTCCTACAACTGAAGTTGGTGTTATACATGGTCGAGGTCCAAGGATTGGCGTAGGTGCTCAAGTTGTTGGAATATTTTTAGATGGTCCGCAGTCACAGCAACCTCTTGTTATTGGATCAATTCCTTATACACTTACACCAACCGAAACACAAACTCGGCAAAGCGAACAACGAGGTGGTTCGTTTGAAGATAATTATGCAAATGTAAAAGAAGAAGGTCCACCAGGTACAACTGGTTCTTCTGAATATCTTAGAGACATACCTACACCAGCTGGTAACAGCAAAGTTGAACAAGCTTTTAATTGGTTCCTTTCTGACATAGGTGGAGGATATACACCAGAACAATCAGCTGGTATTATTGGAAACCTAATTGTTGAATGCGCTAATTTTGCTGATGATGTAATTAACACTCAAAGAAGAGGTGATGGAGGCAAGGCTCATGGCATTGCGCAGTGGCATCCTCCTCGATGGCAACCTTTCCTTGATCTATGTTATCGTTCAAATCTAGATCCGTACACTTTGAAGTCTCAACTATTTTGGGTTACAACTGAACTTGAAACTACCGAAAGTAGTGCTAAAACCGCGCTGCAAGCTACAAAGAGAGCAGATCATGCTGCAATTGCATTTATGAGAAAATATGAAAGACCTGGATTTTCAGATGCTGACTTTAGTGGGTACAGAGATCCACCTACAGATTTAACAGGACGAGTTGTAAAGGAAAGAACCGGTGAAAATGAAAGAGTCGCAAATGCATTAAATGTATTTGATACATACGCATTGGTTGGAGGTTCTTAATGGCTAAGACACCTGAAATAAGTAATGATGCATTAAACAGAGAACTAGACGGTGTGGTTCGAAGAGTAAACATTGATGGTTTATCTCCTCGAGCACAAGAAATAGTAAAACAGCATAGAGCCTTAAGGGAAAGCAAACTTGCCACAGCAGTTGGCAATGAAGGCGCTGGTTTTGAATCTATTACAACAGAGTTAGACGATCTTGAAGGATTGGAAGAAGCAGATAAAGTTGCATCAAAAGGTGTAGTCGTTCTCAAAGGGAATGCATCTGGTTTGAAAAATATAGTTAAAGATTCTCCTTCAAGTAATTCAGATTTAGAAACACTTTCTGGTACAACAATCGGAGGAGGTTTACTTAATTTCAAAGTAACTTCTCCTACTACAGAGGCCATGAGTAAAGCACTTGAAGAATTAACTGGAGAATCGTTAGATAAAGTATCTTCAGCATTGAACCCTGTAACAAATCAAAGCTCTTCAGATTTATCTACTGCATTAAAAACAGTTGTAGGTAAAGGTAAACCTGTTGCAGATAGTTTTCTGAAAGAAGTAACTAAATTTTCTGCTGGCCTTGAAGCAGAGATTGGTAACAACACAAATGGATATACAGGTCAACTAAAGAATCTTACGGAACAATTTAATGGCCAACTTGGTCCTGTTTTAAATAATATTGCAGAAGGTAGTAAGTTACCTCCTAACATGAAACCAGATGTTGCTCAACTATTAGAACAAAATAAAAGAGCTGAAGCTGCAGAAAAGCTTAAACCTTTTTCTTCAAAATCTCTTACTGAGATTGAAAATTTACTTGATACAATTCCAGTAACAATGGCAGATAAAGTAGCTAAAGATAAACCGCTTTCATCTAAAACTACAAGTGGCACTATTTTATAAGAGGATACTATGGCAGATCAATTTAGTTATATTGAAACACAAGAAGAACTTGATTCTACACTTGTTTCAGCTACACGTGAGATCACAGAAGTTGTTGTACATTGGACTGCAAACTTTATAGATCAAGATATAAATTCAGAGCAGATAAATCGTGCACATGTAAATCGTGGATTCAATGAAATAGGTTATCATTTTATTATTTTACGAGATGGTTCGTTACAACGAGGAAGAGACATTAATAAACAAGGAGCTCATGCGCTTAGAAGAAATCAACATTCAATTGGTATAGCGTTTGTTGGTGGTATTAATTTAACATCAGAAGAAGCATCAAGACTCGGTGGCTATCAAGCTGTTGCTTTGAATTCAAGACATGCTTCTGCTGATAGCTTGACAGATGCACAGTTTAAAACATTTGATACGTTCATGGATTCTTTTTTCAAAGCTTTTCCATATGGACAGGCATTTGGTCATAATGACACAGATCCAAATAACAAAATAGATCCAGGATTTGACGTGGTTGAATACTGCAATAATAAATTTGATGCACATATATTCGTTACACCGCATCCTGATCAATCATTAAGTGTAGCAGAACTTCTTGCTGAAGCTGTAAGACAAAAAGGAACTGCATAATGGCTGAAGAAAAAGATGATGAATTAATTGGCGATGAGCCAGGTGAAGCTTCGCCAGGTACGTTTGATGATCCAAGTGGAAGTTTTCCACCAAAGAGCTATTGGTATCAATCATCTTTAAACAAAGGATGGAGAGGAGCTGACAATAAACAGCTAGGTTATTTTGGCGCAGCCGGCAAAAATCTAAAGATCACATCTCCAGAATTACCTACTGAAGCTACTAAAAATGATATTAATACTACACCATCTGGTCATGTAATAGAATTTAATGACACACCAGGCGGTGAACGTATCCTAATTAAACATAAAACCGGTGCTGGTATTGATATTTTACCAGACGGATCAATTGGTATCAGTGTTGGTAAAAGCCACATTATGACAATCAAAGATGATATGACGATTGTTGTAAGTGGTAATGCTTCATATGATTTTAAAGGTGACGTTGATTTTAAAGTGGCTGGTGATTTTAACGTATCAGCTTTAAATATGAATGTGAATCTAAAAGGTAACCTTACAGAAACTATTAAAGGAAACCATAGAGAAACTGTTACAAAGAACAAAGGCACAGTTGTTCTAGAGAATAAATCTGAAACTATAATTAAGTCAAATTCAATTACAACTCTTGGTAACAATACAAATATTACAAAAGGTGAATTAAAACTTGTAGGTGAAGGTGCAGTTTCATTACACAGTGGAGATATTCTTCGCATGTCTGGAAAAGTTTCAACAGACATATCTTCTCCGAATGCAAACATTGCAGCCGATAATTTATTAGTTATGGGTTCAATCGGAACTATAGGTGGTCAAGGCGTAGTGATATACGGCAAAGGCGCTACGTTTGGCGAAGGCGTAACAGCACCAACATTTACTGGTTCGCTTAACGGAAATGCGTTAACAGCTACACAAGCAGGAAGAGCTGGCACAGCTGGACTTGGAGGCGGAGGATCAGCTGGATCTCATACGTCTGTATCTACTCCTACAACTGTTACACCAACATCAACTATTCTATCCGATTACTTGAATCAAGGCAGTAAAGGTGTCGTGGATGTTTCAATAGATGAAACAGAACTAATAAATGCATTTAATAAAGCAAGATTTACAGGCGGATTGTCTGACTTAGAAATGACAACAAATGAAATTAGATCTAAATTTAGAGATGCAAATAATCGAGCAAACGATGAATTTGTATCAAACGCCGTTGCTACTGGAAAATTAAATTCAGAATATTCAAACGCTGCGCCACCCGGTGTTGGTCGTATTGCTGCTAAATCTGGCACACAGTTTAGAGGTCAAACTAAAATTGGAAATAGAGGAACGAATACTTTCTCAGACTTTACCCCAACAAGTATTTCTACAATAAAAAGGTTTTTACCTAATTTAAGCACTATCATTTCAAATACTGACAACGTAACAAGTGCAACTAAATTAGCCGAAGGTATAACTGTAGCTACTTTCTTGTCTGGTAGTGGTGAAACTAGTAATTTTAATACGACGAAGAAATTAGATAAAGCTAAGATTGCTCGTAATTTACAGGCAAATGCTTATATTATGAGATGGATAAACAACAACAGAACTTCTGGAGCATTTTCTGATTACACATTAAATGTTGTTGAAGGCTATTATGAACCAGCTCTAACAGAAAGCTTAGAAAGCGATGATATAAAAGACTTAGCGACAAAAGGAAGAGCTGTTGTATATGAGTTAATTCATAATAGCAGCGGTGTGGTAGATGACAGAAAAACATTTGAACTTGCAGTGTATTTAAAAGATCTTGTTCAATATGATAAGATGATTCTTGATTATGATAACTATTCTCCTAGTGGATCTATTAGCGCACAACTCATTATTACTGTTCCAGAAATTAATGAGGCGTATTCAGCAACCTTTGATAGGCAAATAGAAACACGATTTAATAATGCTGTGCAAAGTAACAGTGATTTCATTGAAGTTAAAGCTGTCTAAATCATTATAAATAATACGAAAGAATAAGAGAATCTTATGGTCAGTAGAGCATTTTCAGTCGAAGACGGTAACCTTGCAGCAAAGGCACTCGTTACGACAAGAAATAAAATTTATAAAGATATCGACCTGACGTTTGCAAATCGTCCAAGTGGTGATGTATATAAAAAGACTGAAGCTGCGGCAGTAAAACAAGCAATTAAAAATTTAATTCTTACTGACTTTAATGAAAAACCATTTGCACCTAGATTCGGTGCAGGTGTTCAAGGACTCTTGTTTGAACTGGCTGATGATGAAACTGCGGAAGATATTAATATTAGAATCAGGCAAGCAATTGAAAATTATGAACCTAGAGCGACAGTACGTAGTTTAAAAGTTCAATCATACTTGGATAATAATAATGTTCAGATTACTCTTGAATTTCAAGTAATCAATACAGAAGAAATTGTTGTATTCGAAACAACAATAACAAGGTTAAGATAACATGGCAACAAACATTACATCTACCCAACTCGACTTTGATAGTATCAAAAATAAATTAAAAACGTTTTTTGCTCAACAGTCAGAGTTTGCGGATTATGATTTCGAAGCAGCTGGTCTTTCTAACTTGCTCGATGTTATGGCATATAACACACACTTCAATGGATTGATAGCAAACTTTGCTTTAAATGAATCTTTCCTTACTACCGCGCAGTTAAGATCCTCTGTTCTTTCTCATGCAGAATCACTTGGTTATACTCCAAGATCTAGAACATCTGCCACTGCATTTTTAAATTTACAAATTACAAATACAAATGGCGGTAGGAGTGGTACTGCCACTTTACCAACTGGCACGCAGTTTACTGCAACAGTTGATGGTGTTTCATATACGTTTCAAACATTAGTTCCACACACTGCTACAGATGATGGCAACGGTGTGTATCAATTCAAAACAACAGCTGGATCTTTAAATATTCCTGTTGTTGAAGGTGTATCAACTACTAAAACATTCTACATAGCTGAATCTACAGAAAGACAGATACACGTAATTCCTGACGTTAATGCAGACACGTCAACTCTTGATGTCAAAGTTTTTGAAAGTGCAAATTCAAGTCTATTTACGCAATATACTGATATAGACTTAGCAACTGCTGTTACTTCTAGCTCAACTTATTGGGATATACACGAAGCTCCAAACGGTTTCTTTGAACTACATTTTGGTGATGGTAGAACTACTGGTCTTGCTCCAACAGCGGGTAATAAAGTTGTCGTAACTTATCTTAGTTCAAACGGTGAACTGGCAAATACTGCTACAGCTTTCTCACCACAAAATACTATTTCTATGGATGGAAGTCCATTTACTCTTAATGCATCCACAGCAGTTGTTGCTACAGGTGGAGCGGCAAAAGAAAGTATAGAATCTATTCGTCAAAATGCACCTATTGCATATGCAGCTCAACAAAGACTTGTTACTGCAAATGACTATGTAGGATTAATTAAACAAAACTTTTCATCTGTAACAGACGTATCTGCTTGGGGCGGTGAAGATAACGAGCCACCAGAATACGGTAAAGCATTCGTTGCTTTAAGATTTGCTGATGGTGTAGACGCCGCAGCTCAACAAATTGTAAAAGATGATATTGTAAATGATTTGACAAACAATTTATCAATCATGTCAATTGATACTAAGTTTGTGGATCCGACTACTGCTTTTATTGGTTGTAGCGTAACATTTAATTATAACCCTAATTTATCAACAACACCTGTTAATATCGTTGAATCTCAGGTTATTACTGCTGTACAAAATTTCTTTACAACAAATCTAAAAGTATTCGGTGGAATATTTAGAAGATCAAGCTTGCTTACAACCATTGATGAGTTAGATGAAGCTGTATTGAACAGCAGAGTGGATGTAACAGTAAGACAATCGTTTACACCAGCGCTAAGCACTGTTCGTACGTATGACATTTATCTTCCGATGCCAATAGCTAGTCCAGATTCTGCAACAGCAAAAATAACAACAAACACCTTTACATTCAACGGAAAGTTGTGTACAATACAAAACGAATTAAGTTCAACTAAATTACAAATTCTTGATATTGACGGTAATGTTGAAGTAGATAATATTGGTCAGTACTTTCCAGACACAGGAAGAATAAACCTAGTTGGATTTGCTCCTACTGCTATTTCAGTTGGATCAGATATTTTACTTACAACAGTTCCAGCAAATCAATCAACCGTTAAACCGCTAAGAAATTATATCTTAGACTTAGATCCGAATAGAACATCAGCTCGTGGTGTATTGGATTATGAAACTACGGTGACGGCTCTATCATGAAAACTTTAACGGACTTTGATAGAAAGCCTCTTAATTTTAGAGAAAGTAAAGTAAGCGAAGTCTTACCTGAACACTATCTATCAGAGTATCCGACACTTATCACGTTTCTTGATAAATATTATGAATTTATGGATTCAGACGCAACATTTAATTTTGCATCAGCAATTCATGCTATGTATGATGTTCGTGATGTTCAAGACACTAGTATTAGTTTTCTTGATAATATTTTAAAAGAACTCGGTCAAGGAATCTTAAATCAGAATTTCTTTTTAGAACCAAGATTTGCAGCATCACTTATATCACAGTTTTATCGAGTCAAAGGTTCTTTATATTCATCGGAAGGTTTCTTTCGAGCTTTTTTTAACTCACAGGTTGAAATTTCATTTCCGAAACGAGACTTATTTATTGTAGGTGAATCTGAAATTGGTTTTGAAAATCAAAAAGTTATTCAAGATGGCGCACTAAATCAGATTCTTTCTATTCTTGTAAAATCGGAAATACCAATTGCAACTTGGAGAGAACTATATAAAGCATTTGTACATCCTGCTGGATTTTTTCTCGGTGCACAAACACTAATAGTTGGTGTTGGTGATCTTGATGTAAATGCCATGCCTGATAATTTTGCTGATTCTGCTGATCCATTGTTTAGTGCTACTGGTTTAGCTTCACTAACTGCTGATGCTGAAATGGCGGGTATTGGAATAATTGCAGATTCAGAAGTTAAATTTACAATAGGCGAACAGATTGCTTCTTATCAGACTATGTCAATCGAACAAGCAGCTGCGATGTACAATAACATTAAAGATACTATGATTACTGATGGATTTACATTCGATGAAGACAGTGCAGCAACTGTACCAGCTGCAATGAGAATGTCTAATACAGTTGAAACAACAGACCAAGCAAGAAATGAATTCTGGGATAGTGATTCTGATGGCTATGCCCTTCAAATATCATAAAAATCTATTATAAATAATGTAAAGAAAAACGGATTCTAACATGACAAGACAAGCGATTAGTAGAGGCACATCGGCAAACGCCAGAGATGGTGATACGCTCCGCGATGCAGCTCAAAAGATTAATCAAAACTTTATAGAAGTTTACGAAAAGTTAGGTGGAGACAGTGCTACTTTATCTACTAACGTAGGTTTTACAGCCGCTGGAATTATATTTGAAGGCGATAGCGCTAATGCTCATGAAACAACATTAGGTGTTACAAATCCAACAAAAGATAATACCATTACTCTTCCAGATTCATCAGGAGATGTAATATTAACTACAGCAATTCAAACACTTACAAATAAAACTTTGACTGCACCAGTTATTTCAACCATATCAAATACTGGAGTTTTGACATTACCAACATCAACTGATACACTTGTAGGTAGAGCCACAGCCGATACACTTACAAATAAAACTTTGACATCACCTACATTAAGTACACCAGTCGTTAATACTGGTATCAATGATGCTAATGGCGCAGAGATAATTCGCTTTACAGCCACATCATCAGCAGTTAATGATATTTCAATCACAAATGCCGCTACGACAGGATCACCAATCATAGCAGCAGTAGGTGATGATCCAAATATAAATTTAGATCTTGCAGCTAAAGGTACTGGTGCTATTCGCCATACACGTAAAGTTGCTTACTCATCAGAAACAAAAACATCTTCTGGTGCAGTTTCTTTGTTAGTTCCTTTGACTTTATTCAACTCAACTGGTTCTTTGACCATGACAATGGCAAATGGTGTAGTTGTAGGTGAATCTAAAAGGTTTGTAAATATTAATACTGGTGCAGCGACAGTTACACCTACAAGCTTTGGTCAAGGTACATCATTCACACTCAGCCAAAATGGAGCTGCTGAATGCATTTGGACTGGTTCCAATTGGCACTTATTTGGTGATTCAGACAACTTCTTAACAATTACGTAAGAGATACAATATGCCAGCAATTATTACTGATACACTTAAAAGAGATCTTCTTGCAGAAATAAAATCTGACTTTGATAGCGCAGGTAGCGAATACTACGTTGGTCTTGGTCGTTCCGAACTATGGGATGATTCAGATAACGTTGTAACACCTGTTCAATCAGCAAGAACAATCGATTTATTTAGACGATCATTACAGGGCGTTAAAAAAATACAAGATGTTTCTTATATTGTTCCCCGTTACAATTGGTCATCTGGTTCAATATATAGCGCTTATGACGATAACTTTTCAAGTTATCCGTCAAATGCTTACTATGTAAAAACAGATGCCAATCAAATTTATATTTGCTTGCAACAGGGTAAAAACTCAGCTGGTGCTGCTGTAACTTCTACGATTGAACCAACTGGCACTTTAACTACACCTTTTACAACTGCTGATGGATATGTATGGAAATACTTGTATTCAATCACTGCTCTAAAAGCAAATCGATTCTTGTCTGCCAACTTTCAACCAGTAGAATTATTAGACTCTGCGTCAAATCCTCTTGAAACTTTACAGTTAAACGTTCAAAATGCTGCAGTTGCTGGTGAGATTGTAGGATTAGCTGTGACTGGTGGTGGATCAGGATATTCTGGTACACCTACAGTTACAATTACTGGAGATGGAGATTCCGCACAAGCGACTGCTACAATATCAGGCGGTCAAGTCGTAAAGCTTGAAATGACAAATCGTGGATCTGGATATAGTTTTGCTGACGTAAGCTTCTCAACAGGTGCAGCTTCAGCAAGAGCAATATTATCTACTCCAGGTGGTATTGGTAAAGATCCTCGTAATGATTTAAGATCAAGTGCACTTATGTTTAACGGTAGACCAGATGCTGATGAGAATGGTGCATTATTACTTGATCAAGATTTTAGACAAGTGGGATTAATACGTGATCCAAAGATAAAAGCCACCGACTCAGACTTTACTGGTAACGCTGGTTCAACACTTCGTAAATTAACATTCCAAGGTGGTGCAACAGCATTTACAAATGATACGTTTGTGGTTGGTGCCACATCTGGAGCAAAAGCTTATGTAACTTCTGCTGATTCAGCAGCCGGAGTATTTTATCATCAAACAGAAACATCAGGATTTAAAACATTCCAAGCTGGAGAATCATTAACTGCTCAGAACGCATTAGGAGCTACGGTTACAGGTTCTGCCACACTCGATTCAGATCAACCTGCGACAATAAATAGATACAGTGGTGAGGTTCTTTATGTTGATAATCGCTCGGCGGTTACAAGATCAGCTGGAGAACTACAAGACATTAAAATTATTGTACAACTATAAGAGTTATTAAAACATGGTCAGCAAAGTAACACAAAATATATTCGCAACCACGTACAAAGATGATTTTGCAGATAGTGATAACTATCATAGAATTCTATTTAACAGCGGTAAAGCATTACAGGCTCGTGAATTAACACAGATGCAAACTATCATCCAAAGAGAGATTGCGCGTTTTGGTCGTAACATCTTTAATGAAGGCGCTGCTGTTAATCCAGGCGGACCACTTTTAAATACAAACTATGAATTTGTAAAATTAAACACAACTTCAAATGCTCTTCCATCAGGTTCCATAGTTGGAAATATATTTACTGGCGCATCTTCAAACGTAAGAGTAAAGGTTCTTGAAACTGTTGCAATTTCAGGATCTGATCCTGCAACTTTATATGTACAATATCTTGGTGATGCGTCATCTGCATCTGCAGTGTTGAGACTGACACCCGGTGAAAACATAACAGATGGAACGAATACACTTACAGTTCAAACAACAAACACATCATCAAATCCTGCAATTGGTAGAGGTACACGCTTCTCTATTGCTGGTGGAGATTTCTTTGCAAAAGGCCATTTTGTATTCGCGGATGCTCAATCATTAATCATACAAAAGTATTCTCCGTCTTTTACTGGCACAATTGGATTTAAAGCAGTTGAAGATGTTGTAACTTCTACTGACGATAATGCTTTATTTGATAACCAGGGTGATGTACCAAACACTTCAGCGCCTGGTGCAGATAGATATAGAATTCGTTTAACACTCATTGATGAAGCAAATGTTGATTCGGATGAGATGTTTGTTTATCTTGCTGAGATTAAAAATTCTGTGATTGTCGATGAAGCTACTGCAACTTCTGGTTATAATGAGATAAATGAAGTCATGGCTCTTCGTACTAAAGAAGAATCAGGTAACTATATCGTTCGCCCTTTTAAACTTAAGTTTGATGAAGATTCTGCTACAACACATTTAATTGCTGATGTAAGTGAAGGTACTGCATATATTAATGGTTACAGAGCAGCTATCAATAAGCATACAAAGATACGTTTTCAAAAACCTACGGCATCATCTACAATTAATAATGAAGTAGTTGCGGCTAACTATGGAAACTTTATTGAAGTAGATTCATTAGTAGGTGCTCCAAATGTAAATGTAATGGAGCAATGGAATCTTAGAGATTCTGCTGCAAACCAGGGTACTACAATCGGTACTGCAAAAATTAGAAATGTAGAAGAAGATGGTGTACTTTATAAATTATCTTTATTCGATATACAAATGTCTGGTAATAACTCTTTCCGATCAGTAAAAAGTATTGCTGCAGACTCAGCTAACTATGGTAACCTTGTTCTTTCAAACAATGTTGCAGTATTGAATGATGCTTCGAACAATGATTTATTCTTTGCTCTTCCAAATACAAGACCTAAAACACTTGCCGACATTTCATACGAAGCACAAAAAAGATTTACTATCACAACTGACGGTGCCGGTAACGCTTCTCTTGGTTCAGGATTATTAGCTGGTGGAGAAACCTGGGCAGGACTTTCTGATTGGGTAGTTGCTATTGACTCATCGGGTCAAAATATTTCAAGTGCAGTTACAATATCTGGTGCTGGTACAACTACAGCAACAATTACTGGTACAGGAGCAGCGAGCTCAAACCTTGAAGTTCTAGCGTTTGTAAATAAATCAGCTGCTACATCAAGAGCAAAAACACTTACCGAAACTACAGTAACAGGCACAATAGACTCAGATGGAGCTGGCCTTAAATTCTTAAATCTTGGTAAAGCAGACATCTTCGATGTTTCAAGAATCCGTGCTATAGATTCAAATGGTGATGATCTAACATCTACGTTTAGGTTTGATAACGGTCAAAGAGATAACTTTTATGATTTAGGTAAACTTATAGTTAAGAGTGGACGTGGTGTACCTTCAGGAAATGTGTTTGCAAGATTTAGACACTTTGCACATGGTGCTGGTGACTTCTTTTCTGTCAACTCATATTCAATTAACTATGCAGATATTCCATCACATACTCTTGCTAATGGTGATATTGTACAACTCAGAGATGTATTAGACTTCCGTCCAAGAGTTAATGATGCTGGAACTGGATTCTCTGGTGCTACTGCTAAAGTTAATTCACTTCCAAAGAACACAGATTTAATTACGCTTGATGCAACATACTACTTAGGTCGTAAAGATAAACTAGTAGTTGATACGGAAGCAAACCTTAAATTAATTCAAGGTGCGGCAGACTTTACTCCACAGTTTCCACAGACACCATCAAATGCTATAGAACTATATAAAGTTACTTTAAATGCAAATACATTAAATGATTCTGACTTAGGTACTCAACTTATTGATAATAAACGATACACTATGAAAGACATTGGTCAGCTAGATAAGCGAATCAATACCCTTGAAGAAGTTACTGCACTGAACCTACTTGAGATTAACACAAACACCCTTCAAGTGTTTGACTCTTCGGGACTGCCAAGAACTAAAGCAGGTTTCTTAGCAGATAACTTTGCAGACCATAGATTCTCAGATATTAGAGATCCTGTATACTCTGCTGCTATTGATCCAAGAGCAAAAGTATTAAGACCTCAAGCTATTCAATCTAATGTACGTTTAATTTACGATTCAGATTTAAGTACTCAAGCAGTTAAGAAGGGTGATAATATCTACATCGCTCATACTGATGCTGAATTTATCTTTCAAGATGAAGCATCTGGCGTAGAAAATATTAATCCATTTGCAGTATCAATTAACGAAGGTGTTATTGAACTTTCACCTGCATCAGACGAGTGGAGAGAAACAGAACTCACTGCACCACGAGCAGTTGATGGCGGAAACAGACTTGCTGCTGATAACGCACTCTTATTTAACGAATGGCAATGGAACTGGCAAGGTCAAGCTGAAGCTTCAGAAGATCTAACTGGAACAACGTTTGCAACCGAAACAACTTCTCAAGGATTTATTCAAACCACTACAACTGATAGAGTTGTGAGTGATGAGACGATTCGTGAAGTAGTAGGTGAAAGAGTGGTTGATGTTGCTATCATACCATTTATGAGATCTAGAATGATTCATTTTAGAGCGTTTGGTCTTACACCTAATCAGCAATACTTTGCTTTCTTTGACGAAACAGATGTTAATAACTTTGTTCGCGAAGAAACATTCGTTCGTATGTCAGATGATCCTGAAGATTTCGGTAATAGATTTCAAAATACAACAGCACACCCAGACGGTGCTACATCTTTAACATCTGATGCAAATGGTGTAATTGAAGGTTCGTTCTTTATTCCTAACACGAATGCTCTTCGATTTAGAACTGGACGTAGAGAGTTTAGACTTTCAAATGCTAACTCAGCTAGAGCAGCAAACTCTACATCCTTGGCATCTGGATTTTATGAAGCAAATGGTGTAATTGAAACAGTTGAACAAACAATTCAAAGTACTCGAGTAATTACGGTACGTGGCGAAAGATCAGTAGTAGACACTACTCCTCCACCTCCACCACCTAGACCAGATCCAGTCGTTGTAGACACATCGACTGTGGTTACTAACACTCCTGTAGTTACAGTGCCTGATGATCCAGATGATGGTGGCGGATCATCAGAACCTGTCACAAATCGTGGTGGTACCGGTGGTAAAGATCCACTTGCGCAATCATTCTTTGTAGCAGAAACTACTGGGATATTCTTAACAAAAGCAAGAGTATACTTTGCATCGAAACCAGATGTTTCTGGTGGTGCTAACCCGGCTCCAGTTGCTTTGGAAATAAGACCAATGGTTAACGGTCACCCATCTGCAAACACAGCAGTTCCTGGTGGATTAAGAGTATTAACACCGAACCAAGTTACAGTTGTTCCAAGCAATACAGAAGCTTCAATGTTAGCAAATGGTACAGACTTTGTATTTGAAGAACCAGTGTATCTCGCTGGTGGTGAGGAATATGCATTATGTTTACTTTCAGATACAATTGACTACACAGTTTATGTTGCTGAACCTGGTGAATTCATTATTGGTTCAACCGAAAAACGTATTACACGCCAGCCATTATTAGGATCTTTGTTTAAATCTCAAAATGGTAGAACATGGTCAGCCGATCAAACAAAAGATATGACATTCAGATTATTTAAAGCAAGATTCTCGCATCAAGAAGCTGAAGTAATTCTTGAAAATACTCAAGTACCAAGAAGAGAATTAGTTGCAGATCCGTTTAACTTTGACTCAGGATCAAATATATTTACAGTAAGTCATCCGTATCATGGTTTTGATTCAGGTGATACAGTTAACTTTAGTGGTATAGATTCTGCTGGTTCCTTTGCGGGTATGTTAGGTTCTTCAATAACGGGCAATAGAATAGTTGCACATCCAGATCAGTTTGGATATAAAGTGTATGCCGACTCCTCAGCCACGTCATCAATAGTTGCTGGTGGATCAGGTGTAGAAGCTACTCGTAACGTATTATGGGATGTAGTAAGTCCAAACGTACAAACTTTGATTCCTTCGGCTGGAACAAGACTTAATGCATTTGGTAAATTTACTTCTGGTAGATCACCTGCTGGCACTGAGACTAGATTTGTAAAAGATACTGCGTTCTCTTCACTGGCTATCAATACGAATAATATAGCAACTGCACCAAAAATGATTGGTCATTCAGTAGTTGAAACCGCAAACATCAGTGCTAAATCAGCAACTATAAATCTTCGTCTCTCCACGAATAATGTTAATGTGTCTCCGGTTATAGACATGCAACGTACATCACTTAGCTTATTTAATAACTTAATTGATAAACAAGATTCTGATAGAGCTACGGTTGGATTTAACACACCTCTCATCTTTGTAAATGAAACTGATGCAGATGGTGGTTCGCATTTAGCTAAACACATTACAACTCCAATCTCACTTGCAGAAACTGCAGTTGGTTTACGTATCTTAATTGCTGCAAATAAACCTTCTGTTGCTGACTTCCAAGTTTATTTTAGAACTGCTGATGAAGGTACAAACATTCGTGATGTAAACTACACTTTAGTTAATCCTGAAAACTCAGTACCGTCCGACGAGAATCCAAACATTTTCAGAGAGTATCGTTACTTAGTCGGTGGATTAAATGGTACACTTACACCATTTACAACATATCAATTGAAGATTGTATTTAGATCAACAAGTAGTGCAAAAGTTCCTGTCATTCAAGACTTAAGAGTAATTGCACTGGCTACATAATGAAATTTATACCAGTAGAAGGGCACCGGTCATTAGCTAGAGACGCAAGGTCCGGTGCTATCGTGAATATAAATAGTAATGAAATTGAACAAGCTCGTGCTGTAAAGGCTGCGAGGAAAAGAAAAGATGATGAAACAGAAATTATAAAAGAAGAAGTTGCTTCTCTAAAGAATGATATGAGTGAAATTAAACAACTACTTCATCAACTAGTAGAGAAACGATAATGGCAGTCACAAGCATTGGTCTATTAGATACTTTTGGAGCGTGGGTAACTGACTTTAATAAAGTCGGATCCGACGTCGGTGACATTATTCAACTTACAACACCGACCAAAAGTAATCTAGTTTCAGCCCTCAACTCAATTGATTCGGATTATGTAAAAGGAATCATTGATTCAGATTATTTAAGCTTAACAATAAGTACAGGTGGATTCGCTGCGAATACAAGTATTGCAGACGACTCAGCAACTAATGCTTCTTTCTACCCTACACTTACAAATATTACATCTGGTTCAGATAACGCGTTAAATGTTTCGAGTACGAAGCTATTCTTTAATCCGTCAACGGGTCAACTAAATTCAACTGACTATAATTCTTTATCAGATAAAAACAAGAAAGATAATATTGAATCTTTAGTTGATGCAATTAACGTTATTAATAAAATTGTACCGGTAAGCTTTACATGGAAAGATAATGGAAATAAAGCTTATGGTGTTATTGCTCAAGATGTAGAAGAAATATTACCAGATATTGTTTCAACAAATGACGAAGGCGTTAAATCTGTTTCTTATACACAAATCATTCCTTTCCTCATCCAGGTTATCCAGGAACAGCATAAAGAAATACAAAAGATAAAAGCAGTTGTTGACTTAGATTAAGAAAGAGTGACGATATGGCCCTTTACGAAGACATTGAAATTGAGCAAGGTTCAACCTTTAGATATTTAGTAAATCTAACATCTAATGACGGGTCAACTTATGACTTATCCGGACATACGTTTGCTGCACAGGTGAAAAAGAACTACGCGTCTTCTTCAGTGTCCGCAACTTTCACAGCTGAAACAACTACAAACGCAGGACAAATTAGACTTAGTCTTACAGACGAGCAAACAGCTTTAATTAAAGCCGGCAGGTATGTTTTTGATGTTTTAATTCAAAATGATGCTGGTGAAAAATATAGAGTCATTGAAGGAATTGTAACGGTATCGCCAGCAGTTACAAGTATGTAGTCAAATGGATATAATCTCCAGCGGCAAAATACAATCAATATTCGGCAAGACTAAATCCTCTAATAAATCAAAGCCATTTAATATTAAAGAATCTCGGTATGTTAGTTTTCGAGATCTTAATTACGTTGTACAGCAATATGCAGATTCTGCTACAGCGTCAGAACTTATTGACGTTGTTTTAGAAATATACTTTGCAGATAATCTTACACTAGCTGATGCGCAATTTGTTTTTGCTGTTAACAAAGCAATAACAGATATTACTGGCGTCAGCGAGAATCATGTCTTAAGCATAGGAAAGATTTTTGGTGATTCAAGCACTGCTTCTGACTTAGTTACTAATATTAATACTCAAAAGGTTTTTGCTGATACGGCAAACGCAGAAGACCTTGTTGGAGTGCCAGATGGTCTTACTTATCAGTTCGTCAAAGCCTCGGCGGATACTGCTTCTGCAAATGAATCATTAGCATATAGTCTTTCACAAATTCCTGATGAGATAGTAATCAGGGCAGTTGATTCTCCTTCTATTGGATTTAGTACTCCACAAGCTGATTCAGCACAGGCTACTGAAAGCATTGATGTTTTATATATCATTGGTGTTAATCCTCAAGATTCAGCACAGGCTACAGAAGGCTTAGTATTTGCTATTGGTGTTAATCCAAGCGACACCGCGACAATAACAGAATCACTTAACTATTCATTAGCACAAGTACTTGCTGATACTGGTACTACATCAGATACACCTGCACTGGCAACATCTAGACCCGCTGCTGATTCGGCATCTGTAAGCGACAATGATATTATAAGCTTTGGTAAAAATCCTTCAGATACTCAAACTGTAACAGAATCTTTAGGTCCATTCGCTATCGGCAAAGTTATAGGCGATACTGGTACTACATCAGATACACCTGCTCTTGCTATATCACTTCCAACTTTTGCAGATTCAGCATCAGCTATTGAAGATCTAGATCTAGCTGTAGGAAGAGATGTATCAGACAGTGTATCTGCAACTGATTCTCCAGTAATAACCAGTGGCACATCTTTCTCAGATTCACTTACAATTTCAGAAGCGCATGTATTGGCATTTAATAAAGCTAGAAGTGATAGCGTAAGCGCGGCTGAGTCACTCGTTACATTAACAAATAAAGGCCCATCAGATACTGTTAATATGACAGAATCTCCAGTTTTTGCTATTGCACAAACACTTACTGATTCAGCAGCCATATCACAAGCCGGTGGTATTGCAAGTACAGATTACTTTGCAGCTGATTTTGTTGTGTTAAGTGGAGATAATGCTTATAATGCTAAAGTAGCAAGAACTTTTTAATTAAAATAAATATATAAATAGATACTATAATTGAGTCACTAGAATAAACAGGAGATACCGATGATTAGTGAAACACTAAAACCAACCGGAGAACTAAAAATAGTTGTCACGGATAAGAATGGAAAAGTCAAGGAAGAACGAACAGAAAAGAATCTTGTCGTGACTACTGGGCTTGTCTATATCGCAGCAAGAATGACAGATTCTGGCTCACCTACAGATATGTCGCACATGGCAGTTGGTACCAACAATACTGCAGCTGCAGCTGGTAACACAGCATTAGGCACTGAGGTAGCACGAGTTGCTCTTACAGGCGGAGAAGGCGCACCCTCAACAAATACAATAGTTTACACCGCATCATTCCCAGCAGGAACTGGTACAGGTGCTCTTACGGAAGCAGCAGTTTTAAATGCTTCATCAAGCGGCACTATGCTATGTAGGACTGTTTTTAGCACTGTTAACAAAGGAGCTGACGACTCAGTAACTATTACTTGGACTGTTACAATTAGCTAATCTAACATCCGAAAGGTAGTATCCTGTCATGACTAATCTAACGCTGCGAGCTGTCAAAGGCTCTCCACTTACGAATACGGAAGTTGACAATAACTTTTCGAATTTGAATAATTTTAAAGTGGAGAAAGATTCTAGTGGTGATGTTATAATCACTGGTGACTTAACAGTTAATGGTACAACCACAACCATTAACTCAACTACGCTTTCTGTAAACGATAAAAATATTGTTTTAGCTGATTCAGCCGGTGATGCCGCAGCAGCGGACGGCGCTGGTATTACAATTAATGGCGCTAGCGCAACGTTAACGTATACTTCAAGTGGTGACAAGTGGAACTTTAATAAACCACTTGATATGGGTTCAAACCAGATCACTACGACAGGAAAGATTTTATTCGCTAACGTTTATTCAAATGAAGGTGATTTACCAAGTGCAAGTACGTATCATGGCATGTTTGCGCATGTTCATGCTACAGGTCACGGATATTTTGCTCATGGCGGTAACTGGATAAAACTTGCTAATATTTCAGGAGCCACATTTACAGGCGACGTATCTGCACCAAACTTCAACTCAACATCAGATTCTCAATTAAAAGATAATATTAAACAAATTAATAGTGCACTCGATAAAGTTGATTCGATTCGTGGAGTTACATTTAACTGGAAAAATAATGGTAAAGCATCTATGGGTGTTATAGCTCAAGAGGTGGAAGAAATAGCACCAGAAGTTGTATCTGAAATAGATGGATACAAAGCAGTTAACTATGATGGTTTAATTGGATTGCTTATAGAATCAATCAAAGAACTCAAACAAGAAATTGAAGATTTAAAATCTAAGTGATATAAATAACATAAAGCTAATAGTCAGGGGACGAAGATGGCAATTAAAGTTTCAAATACTACGGTTATTGACGATAGCCGTAACCTCACAAACATAGGTACAGTAGGAGCAGCTGGAGACGTAACACTCTCAAGCACAGGACATATTAAAGTTCCAGTTGGTACTGAAGCTCAACGAACCGGTTCTCCAGCAGCTGGTATGTTTCGTTACAACTCAACAGCTGGAGCGTTCGAAGGATACACCAACGAATGGGGATCAATTGGTGGCGGTGGACAGGAAGCCGGTGGCGCGATACACACTAACACTGGCACAGCTTCAGAGACATATGTATTTCCTGCAGGAACAAACGGATTTAGCGTAGGACCAATTACTGTCAATAACGGTGTAAGTGTAACTGTTGCTGCTGGTCAGCGGTGGGTAGTAATCTAAGGAGAACTCAATGAGTATTATTTCAGCAGGAACAACAGTAACAGACGCACTCGTCCATACGGCTGACAACACAGGTCGTCTTATAATTAAAACGAATGGTTCAACAACAGCTTTAACAATTGATAGCGCACAGGATGCAACATTTGCAGGTGGTGTTACAGTTACAGGTAATCTTACAGTTGCGGGTACAACAACATCGTTTGGTGACAACGATAAGATTGTACTAGGTGATAGTTCAGATTTGCAAATCTTTCACGATGGTTCAAACTCTGTAATTTTAGACAATGGAACAGGCAATTTAAATATTAAAGCAGATCAATTCAATGTAATGAATGCAGCTGGTAATGAAACAAAGATTGCTGCTACTACTGATGGTGCAGCAACACTTTACTACGATAACACTGCAAGAATTGCTACAACCTCAGTTGGTGCTGATATAACGGGTGAATTTATTGCAGATAGTTATAATGAAACTTATGTAGCAGTTACATCAAGTTCAAACGCAGTTGCAGTGGACTGTCACGCTGGAAACGCTTTTAGTCACACTCTTACAGAGAACACTACGTTTACTTTTAGTAACCCGCCTTCATCAGGTACGGCATTCAGCTTCAGCCTTGAGATTATACAAGACGGATCAGCAAGTGGTTACACTGTAGCATGGCCAGGAACTGTAGACTGGCCTGCAGCTACAGCACCAACCCTTACAGCAACAGCAAGCGCTAAAGACGTCTTTGTGTTCTATACAAGAGACGGCGGTACGAACTGGTATGGATTTACAGCAGGCCAAGCATTAGGATAATATATAATGGCAACTAAAAAGAAATTATTTCTTTCAGCCGCGGGGGCAGCTGCGGGCGGCGCAACGACTGACGTAGATGATGTATTTGCTACTAATTTATGGACAGGAAATTCCGGTTCACAAATCATTGACAACGGTATTAAGTTAAGTAATACTCATGATGGTGGATCAGCTAAATTTCCTGGAACTAGCGGGCTTGTTGTTCCAGATCATGCTGGTTTTCAGTTTGGAACTGGCAACTGGACAATAGAAGCCTGGGTATTTCCAACCGCAGATAGTGACTTTGTTGTTTGTAGTTGGGGTGAAAGTACTGGTGTAAGGTGGGATTTTGGTTGGCAAAGTTCATCTAATCCAAGAATATTAGTAAATACAAGCTCTTCTTCTCAAACTTCTACAGCAAGTAGTACACCAATATCAGGTTATGTTGGGCAATGGGTTCACATGGCGTGTGTAAGAAATGGAAGTGACATTGTTTTATATGTCAATGGAGTAGCTAAAACTACTATGTCTTACACTGGCACTAGCTTTCCAAATCCATCAACAGCTGGAGTTAATATTGGTACTCGATTTTTCACAGGCCAAAACAATGTAAACAATGCCTCTACTGGTTTTATAAGTGACTTTCGCATTGTAAAAGGAACTGCGGTTTATACTTCTAATTTCACACCGTCTACGTCTTATTTGAGTTCTATATCCGGCACTAGCTTTTTAGGCTTATCAGGTGATACTCCTTTAGTTGATGCTTCAGGTAACTCGCACAGTATTTCACAGAATAGCTATAATTCGGATGATGTACGAGCATCTGAATTTGGTCATGTTACTGGCGACGAAGGTGCAGGCGGTTTGGTTTGGACAAAACAAAGAACATCTGGTTCTAATGAACATCATTATTTATTAGATACAGCAAGGACTGCTCAGTACACGATTAGCACTAATACAACTGGCCAAGAAGTAAATCAAACGAGCTATGCTGCAACATTTAATGCAGCAGGTTATCAATTATATAATTGGTCTTATAATAACGATAACAATGAAGAATACGTTGGTTGGACATTTCGGAAAGCCGAAAAGTTCTTTGACATTGTACAATATTCTGGAAACGGATCTGCACAAACTTTAAGCCATAATTTAGGTTCTACTCCTGGTGTGATAATGGTAAAAAGAACCGACAGCGCAGGTAATTGGCGTATTTTTCATAGATCATCAGGAGCAACAAAAGCATTAGCATTTACCACTGGCGCAGAGATTACAAGCGCTGTTTATTGGAATAATACTGCTCCTACAAGCACTCAATTTACAATAGGAACAGATTTATCTGATAGTGGATCTAATAACTACATAGCCTACCTTTTTGCACACAACAATAATGACGGTGAGTTCGGCCCGGATGCGGACCAAGATATTATTGAGTGTGGAGATTTTACTACTGATGGAAGTGAAAACGCTACAGTCACTCTTGGATTTGAACCACAGTGGATATTGTGGAAACAAACTGCAACGGTTTCAAATTGGATGGTGTTTGACGTAATGCGTGGGTTGCCTGTTGGTGCAGTAGATGCTTTGCTTGAACCTAACGCAAACGGTGCAGAAACAGCAGGAGTTCCTTACATTACGCTTACACCAACTGGATTTAATGTTACAAACATGGGTTCTAGTAAACATGCAATATTCATGGCAATACGCAGAGGCCCACTAGCTACACCTACTGATGCGACTAAGGTTTTTAATCCTTCAGGTGGTTTAAATGCTGGTACTAACGGATCTACATTTCCTACAAATTTTCCTGTAGATACGCACATATATAAAAATGGAACCAATAGCGCTAGTAATGTGTTTACTTACTTTTTAGATAGGCTACGTGGTGAAGGTCAAATGATACGTGGTGATACTACTAGTGCAGAAACACACCAAAACTATAACGATCAATTTGATCACATGGATGGTATGCACACGTCAACTGCTTTTGATTATAGGAATTGGGTAGGTTGGAATTGGAAACGTGCACCTGGCTTTTTCGATGTGGTTACTTACAAAGGCACAGCAATCGCAGGTCTTGCACCAACCCATAATCTTGGTGTAGTTCCAGAAATGATATGGGTAAAAAATAGAAGTTCAAATGCTGATTGGTATGTTTATCATTCTGCAATAGGAAATACTAAATATTTAAAATTAAATACTGATGACGACGCAATTACAAACTCAGGGGCTTGGAATAACACATCTCCTACAAGTACTCAATTTACTGTTGGGGATCATAATGGAGTTAATGGTGATACTACATATAACTACATAGCTTACCTCTTTGCGACAGTCGCAGGTGTATCCAAGGTGGGAAGCTATACTGGAAATGGATCAGACGGTCTTGTAGTTGATTGTGGCTTTACTGGTGGTGCTAGATTTGTATTGATTAGACTCTTAGGTACTACAGGTGATTGGTTCGTATTTGATACTGAAAGAGGGATTGTTACTGGAAGTGATCCACATTTAAGATTCAATACATCAGCAGCTACAGGTACTGGCGATTGGATAGACCCTCATAGTTCAGGTTTTATAGTAAATAATAATGCAAATGTAAACGTAAACGGTTATACTCACATTTTCTACGCAATCGCATAATCAAACTCATAAGAAAGGATCAATCGAATGGGTGAATATAGAGAAAGAACAACAGGCGAAGTTAAATCGCAAGGCGCATGGAGAGCGCATTTTTCTAATGTGTCTTTACCTCGTGTCTGGAAAGAAGCAACATTAGACGGATTAAACTTAGATCCAGTATTTGCTATGCCTTCAGCAGAACTTACAGGTTCATACCAAGTATCAATCCGAGACGGAGTTAAACAAGACTCTAAAGGTAATTGGGTTGAGAATCATGTAGCTGTAGATATGTTTACTGCCTATACTAAAGACGGTAAGACTACAAGTAAGGCAGAACAAGAAGCCGCGTATCAGGCAACGTTAGACACCGCAACTGCTGAATCTAATCGTGCACAGCGAGATAGATTGCTTGTAGAAACAGACTGGACCGGAATGTCAGACGTAACAATGACAGCTAAGATGAAAACATATCGAAAAGCTCTTCGTGATATTACAACACATGATAACTGGCCAAATTTACAAGAGGCCGATTGGCCAACGAAACCCGTATAAATAAAGATTAAAGAGGACAAACAATGGTAGTAGTATTACATGGTACGGATGGGATAGTTGCTCCGGGGCTTACCTCTGAGGACTCTACCGGTACAACAACTCTTACGACTTCCGGCATACTGACAGTTGGAGATTCTGCTAGTATTGGTGGCAATCTTTCTGCAACCGGTAATCTTTCTGCAACCGGTAATATTACTTTCTCGGGAACAACATCAGTTAAGCTTCCGTCCGGTACCCAAGCACAAAGAGATGGATCGCCCGTAAATGGAATGCTTCGTTACAATTCAGAAGATAATGCATTTGAAGGTTATGCTGGCGGAGAATGGGGAGCTATCGGCGGAGGCGGAGATACTCAAGTTGCGACTACAACAAACATAACTCAAACTGCTATCGCATCATATGCTAAAGCTACGTATGGTGCTATAAAGGCAACTATCACCGCCTGGGATAGCGCTAGACCTTCTAGGATGGTCACTGAGTTACTGATTACACATAACAATTCTTCAACTGCAGTGGCAACGCAATACGCAACAATATCAACAAATGATTCAGAACACGTAGCATATGACGTAGATATTTCAGGAGCAAATGTTCGTATTCTTGCTACAGCAACTGATTCTGCTGCAAGATCTTACGTTACACTGGCTAATCTAAGTCAAATTTAAAATAACGCTCATTAGGGGAAAGTGAACCTATGGCAAACAACAAAGACTTTAAAGTCAAAAGCGGTATTGAAGCAACCAATATCGTCGAAAGCCTTGGGACAATTGGTGCTGATGTTACAACGCCAAGTGGTTCATTCAGCACTACACTTTACACAGGAAATGGTGGCACTCAAAGTATTGCTACGGGTGTAGATCTATCAGGCGGTAATGAGGGTTTAGTTTGGTTAAAGAGCAGGGCTAGTGGTTCTAACTATTTATTTGATACAGTCAGAGGCGCAACTAAATATCTCATTAGCCATGATGCTGCTAGTGCACAAACAACTGACGCTAATTCATTAACTGCATTTACTTCTACTGGTTTTAATTTAGGGAGTGCAAGTGGATCGAATGCCAATTCAACTAACTTTGTTTCTTGGACTTGGAAATCAGCAGCTAATTATTTTGACGTAGTAACTTATACCGGTAATAACACTTTAAGAACTATATCTCATAATTTAGGTTCTGTTCCAGGAATGATATGGATAAGAAGAATAGATAGTGGTGATTTTTGGTTTGTGCATCACAGAACTCGTGGAGCTGGTAAACAATTAAGATTAAATACTAATGGTGCAGAAAATGCTGACACCGGCTCAATGAATAACACAGCGCCTACTTCCAGTGTTTTTACAGTAAATGCAAGCAATAATCACGTGAATGCTGCAGGCGGTGAATACATAGCTTACTTATTTGCTCACAATACTGATACTATTTCTTGTGGGGAATATTCAGGCAACGGCTCTGCAACCGGTCCTACTGTTGATATAGGGTTTGAGCCTCAATGGTTAATAGTAAAGAGAGTAGATTCAGGTGATGGTTGGGCTATAGTAGATTCACAACGTGGTTTTGATACAAGTGGTAGTGTAAGTGTATTAAGAGCTAATGATAATGGAGCAGGACAAACAGCTGACAGAGTAAAAACTAATTCTTCAGGTTTTCAAATAGTTACTACAGATAATGAGTGGAATAACTCTAGTGGTACCTACATCTACATGGCCGTGAAAAAGGCTGTAAATGAATCAGTCTTAGATCTTTCTACTGGTTCAGTTTTTAATTTCACTCCAACAGGTAATACATCAATAAAACTTACTAATCCTGCTCCAAGTGGTACGGTTAGTCAGGCTACGTTATTGTATAACGGCGGAGATGCAGCAGGTGTAGCTGATAAGTATCAAACTACACTTTATACAGGATCTGCAGATGGTAACCCTGGAGGCGAGCAAAATATTACAACTGGTATAGATTTAGTTAACAATGAAGGTATGATTTGGTTTCATGGCAGAAGTGGCAGCACTACGCCACACATGTTTGACACCGTTAGAGGTGCTAATGTTAGGTTAAGAACTGACAGAGATGCCGCATCAGGCACAGTAGCTGATTTAATGACCGGTTTTAGATCTGATGGATTTTCATTAGGAGTAGGTACTACCTTCAATAACAGTGGTGGTGGTGGTGCTACATATGTCGCTTTTACATTTAGATCGGCGCCTGATTTCTTTGACATAGTTACATATACGGGTAACGCCTCTGTAAGAACAATAAGTCATAATTTAGGTGCAGTTCCGGGCATGATTGTAATTAAGAAAACTAGCGGTGGTGGTGACTGGATGGTATATCATAGAGCAAACACTACTGCTCCAGAAACTGATGTTTTAAAGTTACATTCAACTGTAGCTACGTCTGATAATTCAGGTAACTTTAATGATACTGCTCCTACTTCAACAGAGTTTACTGTAGGCGGCAATGGAGATGTGAATGCTGATGGAGAAACATTTATTGCCTATCTGTGGTCACATAATACTAGTACTGTTTCTTGTGGCGGTTATACTGGTAATGGCAACGCTTCCGGCCCTTCTGTTGATTGTGGCTTTGAGCCTCAGTGGATAATGATAAAAAGTTCATCTACTAGTTCTGGTAATTGGGAAATTTATGACACCGTAAGAGGTATACCAGATGGCGCCGGTGATAGGCATGTAGATGCAAACACCTCAACTGCTGAAGCGACTAGCGGGTTGGATAGAATAAACGTAACTTCTACTGGTTTTAGTCTTGCTACATCTGCTGGTGAGCTCAATGGTTCTAACGATAAATACGTTTACGTTGCGATTGCTAAAGAAAACGCGGCTGTAACGACATATAATAATACAATTGATTGGCCCGGCGGCACAGCTCCCACTAGTCCACCAATCGGTGAAACAGACGTACTTACATTTAGTACATCTGATGGTGGAGCAACATATAAAGCTGTACATGCAATTGATGGAGCTAAGTAATGGCTAACGATAAAACCTTTAAAGTAAAAAATGCATTAGAAATTGGTGGAAGCGTAAAGACTTCTCTTGGTACTATTACTGGTAGCAATATCGATCTTAGCACAGGTAATTATTTTAAAGATTCACCAAATGTTGCTACGTACACAATCAGCAATCCAAGTCCTGCACAGACGTTTAATTTAGAATTAACCGCCACCGCCGCTGATGTAGCAAACAAATTTAGCACTACACTTTACACCGGCACAGGTTCTTCTAATACAGTTACCACAGGTATAGATCTATCTGGATCTAATGAAGGATTGGTTTGGATTAAAAAACGAGGAACTGGCAGTACTTATAATCATAACTTATTTGATACTGTTAGAGGTGCAACTAAATGGCTAGTATCAGATGATACTGATGCCGAAGGAACTAGATCAACTGGTTTAAGTGCATTTAATAGTAATGGATTTACTGAAGGTGGGTCAGGTTGGACAGGAGAGAGCGGTAAAAACTTCGTAGCTTGGACATGGAAATCTGCTCCTAGTTTTTTTGATGTTGTAACATGGACTGGAAATGGAACTGCAAGAGCCATAAGCCATAATCTAGGCTCAGTTCCAGGCATGGTTCTCTACAAAAACCTATCTAGTGCGTATGGTTGGCAAGTTTATCACAGAGGTATGGCGGTTAACCGAAGATTAGAGTTAAATGAAATGGGTTCTGCTTCAAGTTCTGTAGGTTACTGGGACCAAACTACTCCAGTAACTAGTAGTGTTTTAAACATTGGAGCAGATGCTCATGTAAATAACAACGGTAACAATTATGTAGCCTACGTATTTGGTCATGAAACTGGTTCAGACAGTATGATACAGTGCGGTAGTTTTACAGGTAACGGCTCTGCGTCTGGTCCTTCTATTAACTTAGGGTGGTCTCCTCAGTGGTTAATGATTCGTAATGAAGAAAGATCTTCGTATTGGAGAATAATTGATACAGCAAGAGATTTTTCTTCAACCGCGACTAGAGACGGGCTGTTTGCAAACAGCAATGCTAACGAAGACACAACATCACCACTTATAATTGCACGAACTAGCACTGGTTTTGACATAAAAGATAATAGTTCTCAAATAAATCACAGCGGTGAAAATATAATATATGTAGCAATCCGTGAAGCTACTGATGTTGCTCTTACTTGGCCCGGAACAGTTAAATGGCCAGCTGGAATTACTCCTACGGCACCGGCCATAGGTGAAACAGACTTATACACATTTACTACAGACGATTCTGGATCATCATATTATGGTTATTTGTCTGGCGATAACCTTAGCTAAGTGGAAAGTGAAACATGGCTAACAACAAAAATTTTAAAGTAAAAAATAGCTTAGAAGCTACTAAACTTCCAGACTTTGCGGGCACTACTAATAGTGGAGCCGTTGGCCCAGATGGTTTGTTCAGTACTACACTTTACACTGGTAATGAGACTTCTACAGACATCGTTACTGGAGTTGATTTATCAGCTGGTAATGAGGGTATGATTTGGACAAAAAGTAGAACTTCCACTCAATCATGGTTCTTTCATGACACAGTACGAGGTGCAACTGTATTACTTGACAATAGTACAAATGCCGAAGAAACGCAGGCTAATTCACTTACATCTTTTAACAACAATGGGTTTACAGTAAATAATACATACGTTAATGCTAATAGCCAAAACTATGTTAGCTTTACTTTTAAAACTGCTGCTAACTTTTTTGACGTAGTAACTTACAACGGATCAAACAGCCAGCAAACTATTAATCACAGTTTAGGTTCAGCTCCAGGAATGGTCATAGTAAAATGTAGAGGCAATAATGGTACCGATTGGTATGTTTACCATAATAGTTTAACATCGAGTAGTCATGGCCTTGTTTTCAATAGTACTGGATCAGAAGGCGGCAACGGCTATTGGCCTGTGGCACCTACATCATCACAGTTTACTTTAAAAGCTAATACTGGAGCAATTAATCAATCTGGAAGAACATATGTTGCTTACTTCTTTGGACATGACACATCATCAACTGGTAGCATATACTGTGGTGGTTACACCGGTAATGGATCCGCTGAAGGTGCAGCTGTAACTCTTGGATGGGAACCACAGTGGATATTGATTAAAAATAGAGATCTTGGTTCTGAGAACTGGCACGTAATGGATAATGTAAGAGGTGTGGCGACTGGCGGCAATGATCCATATGTGTCGCCAAACTCAACTAATGCTGAAGTAACAAACCAAGATCTCGTAGAATTCACTTCTACTGGTTTCAGACCTATGACATCTGATGATAGAACAAACGGTAGTGGTCATCCTTATGTTTATGTAGCTATTCGAAAAAGTGAGCCAAAACAGATATTAGATTTATCAACAGGAAACAGATTTAGTTTTACGCCTACTGCTGCAACTATAGTAGAATTTACGAATCCACCTGCAACTGACATACCAACTGGATTTTCTCTAGAAGTAGAAAACTCTTCAGCCTATGCATTAACGTGGCCTAGCTCAATAAAATGGCATGGAGGATCAGCACCTACTGTAAATGCTGGAAAATCTGTGTATACATTTATTACGATAGATGGTGGTACAACTTACTTTGGTAAATTAGCAGGAGAAGGCATAGCATGAGTAACGTAGCAAGAGTTCTTGGATCGGCTGGAAATACACAAGGAATACCTGCAAATTCAGATGATTTGTTTAAAATAAATGTGTGGGATGGGTCCGGATCTGCAAGAACAATTACTAACGGCATTAATCTTAGTGGCGAAGGTGGATTAACTTGGATAAAGAAACGTAGTGGTTCTGCACAGCATACTCTACAAGATACAGTAAGAGGTGCAACAAAACATCTCAGGTCAAGCGGTGACAGTGGTGAAGCTACAGAAGCACAAACAGTAACTGCATTTAACTCTAATGGCTTTTCCCTTGGCACAGACGATATGGTTAACGCTAGTAGTTCTCGGTACGTAGGATGGACCTTTCGCCAAGCGCCTAAGTTCTTTGACATTGTGACTTATACTGGGGATGGAACTTCTAATAGAACGATATCGCATAATCTAGGTTCAACTCCGGGTATGATTATAGGTAAAAGCACATCCACTTCAGCTCACTGGATGGTTTGGCACACAGCTATGGTTGATAATGAATTTTTACGTTTAAATCAGACTGATGCTCAAGGAGGTTATGGATCGTATTATGAAGCGGGTATGACTTCAACAACAGTTGGTGTAAGTTCTACAAGTTCTACGTATGGCATGAATATTAATGGCGCAACTTACGTGTTATATATATTTGCTCACAATAACAGTGACGGTGTGTTTGGTTCTACTGGTGACCAAGATATTATAAAGTGTGGAAGTTATACTGGTGATGGAAGCACTAATGGAACAAAAATAATTGATTTAGGATTTGAGCCTCAATGGGTTTTGATAAAAACATCATCTACATCAGACAGTTGGTTAATATTAGATAATATGAGGGGTATAGCAGAAAGTCAAAATGCTGTGTTAAGGGCAGATTCAGCTCAAGCTGATGAAAATGATAGTACTGCTATGGGAACACTATTGTCGAATGGTTTTCGTGTGACTAAAAACAATAACGAAATAAATGGTAATGGACAAACCTACGTTTACATGGCAATACGCAGAGGCCCCATGGCTACACCCGATGATGCGACTCAGGTTTTTGCTACTGTGAATCAAGCGGGGGGTTATCAGACTACTCGTTACGCAACTGCTGGTTTTCCTGTTGATTTTGCTCTTGGTAAAGAAACATCTCATAGTGGTTCTTGGTATGCTTATGACCGTCTGCGCGGAGCAAAAATAGACCTTAATACAAATGACACTAGCGCTGATAATTCTAACAGCCCAGGGCCATGTCAATTTGATTTTGATGATAAAGTAAGAGTCCAACTGTTTAACTCTAGCAAAACTGTTAGTTGGTGGATGTGGAAACGTGCACCTGGCTTTTTCGATGTGGTTGCATATACAGGCACAGGAAGCGCAACAACTATAAGTCATAACCTTGGTGTACCACCTGAGATGATATGGGTGAAGCGAAGAGATACAACAAGCACTTTGGGTTGGATTGTTGGAACATCAGCTAATACTTTTGAAGCGGATGGTTATGAACGTGGGGCATTCTTACCTGCTACTAATGCCTTTGGAGGTGCTGGACAATTTACACCTGTCAGTAGCCACAGCGCAACGGTATTCCCAATAAGTACAAATTCTGATGTAAATGCATCTGGTGGCAAGTACATAGCCTACCTTTTCGCTACCGTAGCAGGTGTATCTAAGGTTGGTTCGTTTACTTCTACTGGAAGTGATATGACAATTGACTGTGGTTTTACTAGTGGTGCTAGGTTTGTGCTTTTGAAAAAAACAAGTGCATCAGATCAATGGTATCTTTGGGATAGTGTGCGAGGTATAGTTTCTGGCAATGATAGTCGTTTAAAGTTAAATGACACTACAGCAGCAGTTACACATTCAGATAATATAGACCCTGATAATTCAGGATTTATTCTACATGACAATATACTTGGCGGTAGTGGTAATAAATTTATTTTCTACGCAATCGCATAACACAAAGCAATACATAAGGAGAACACAACATGTTTGCTAAAATAACTACTACAGGTCTAGTAACAACTTGGCCTTACACAGTCGGAGACTTACGAAGAGATAATCCTAACGTATCTTTCCCTAAAAATATTACAAAATCAATTATGCAGCAGTATAATATGGTTCCAGTACTTGAAGGCGCGCAACCTGTGCCTGGTAAATACCAGCAAGTAAGACAAGAATCTAAACCAAGAAGAGAAGCTCTCGGAAAAGACTCGGACGGAGTAGAGCAGCTTGGAAATTGGATGATTCACTATGAAGTATATGATATGTTTGCTGATGTAAAAGGCGAAGACTCAGATGGTAAAGAAGTTGTAATACAAACAAAAGCAGAAGCTGAGGCTGAATATCAAAAAGTTCTTGATAGCAATGAAGCAGAAGCTAATCGCACTAAGAGAGATGGTTTACTTACAGAAACTGATTGGGTTGTTGTAAAAGCAACTGAAACAAGCGGAACAGTTTCAACTGCTTGGAAAACGTATCGTCAGGCTTTACGTGATCTATCTTCTCATAAAAACTGGCCACACTTAGAAGAAGCAGACTGGCCAGAAAAACCTTAATAAAAGATTTTAAGTGATATAAATAACATAAAGCTAATAGTCAGGGGACGAAGATGGCAACAACAATTAATGCAGATGTGGCAACTGGCGGTGCGATCGTCACGGGCGATACCAGTGGCATACTTGGTTTACAAGCCAAAGGCACTACTCTCGTAACAATAGGCGGTAAAACCGTAGCATTAGGAACAGCGGTTGGCTTGACGGCTGACTCTGCAACGCTCGGAGGGCTATCATATCCAACATCTGATGGTTCGAATGGCCAAGCAATTTTAACAAATGGCTCAGGAACACTGACGTTCGGAGCTGCAGGAATTTCAACTGGTAAGGCCATAGCTATGGCTATTGTTTTTGGGTAAGGGAGGCTAAGTTATGACCGCACCAAATATAGTAAATGTCGCAACGATTACAGGAAAAACCGCAACCGTCGCGCTTTCAACAACTAACGCAACCGTTTTAGTAAATAACGCTGCTTCTAGTAATAAAGTATTTAAGATAAACATGATTCAAGTTGCTAACGTAGATGGTACAAATTCATGTGATGTAACTGTTGATGTTCACTCAGCAGATGATGGAGCTGGAACAGCGTACTCACTAGTATCTACTGCATCTGTTGCTGCTGATTCATCATTGGTTGTTTTAGATAAGAACACGGCTATATATCTAGAAGAAGATAAAAGCATTACCGCTACTGCGGGTACAGCAAGTGATCTCGAAGTAATAGTGAGTTACGAAGAGATCTCATAAGGAGAGTTGTTGTGAAGACAATTGGCAACTTAACTAAAGACGCCATAATCAGAGCTGTGGCCAGTGAAGCTTTAACTGTTACTCAAGCTATTGGCACAGAAGTAACTATGAACTCAGGTTCTACAACTGGCTTTGCTGCTGCTTTTGATTCCAACACAGGAAAAGTTGTAGTAGCTTTTAGTGATGGCACTGATGGATCAAAAGGTAAAGCTATAGTTGGGACAGTAGATTCTTCTAATAACTCCATAAGCTTTGGTTCTGAAGTAGTTTTTCAAAATAGTGAAATTACTGCTGATCAAATGGATTGCGTTTTTGATAGCAATGCAAACAAAGTTGTTATTTTTTACACAGACACAAATAATCCAAGCACAAACGACAGAACTGGTACGGCTATTGTTGGAACAGTAAGTGGTACTTCAATATCTTTTGGCACTAAAGCAGCTTTTGAGTCAGGTAACACTCAACATATTAATGCTTGTTTTGATAGTAATGCTAATAAGTTTGTTGTTGCTTACAAAGATGCAGGAAATTCAGATTACGGTACTGCTGCTGTTGGCACAGTGTCAGGCACAGATATAAGCTTTGGTACACCTGTTGTTATTCAGTCTGGAAATACTAGTAATATTGCAGCAGAGTTTGATAGTAGTCAAAATAAAGTTGTTATTGCTTATAGAGATCAAGCAGCAAGTCAACAGGCAACTGCTGTTGTAGGAACTGTGTCTGGAACATCAATAAGTTTTGGCTCAGAGGTGGTTGTAAGTTCAAGTGCAGCTTCTATGATTGAACTTGTTTTTGACAGTAGTAATAACAAAATGGTTATATTTTATGCAGATGGTGGTAACTCAGATAGAGGTACAGCTCATGTAGGAACTGTCAGTGGTACAAGCATAAGTTTTGGAAGTGCTGCTATTTTTAATACAGGTCAGTCAGAATATACCAGAGGGGTTTATGACACTGAAGCAGGAAAAATAGCTATCGTTTATAAAGATGGCGGTAACTCTAATAGACCTACATTTATATCGGGTACTGTAAGTGGAACAGATATTTCATTTGATACAGAAACAGTAATGAAAGCAGTTGAGGGAGTTACTATATTGCCAGGTGTGGCATATGACAGTACTAATAAAAGAGTTGTTGCTGCTTATTTAGATAGTACTGGAAGCGATAACGGTCTAGCACAAGTAATAAGAACAGGTTATTCCTCTGCATCTGGCGGCACGATATCTGCTGGTGCACCCGTCATTGTAAATGCTAATGGGACTGTAAGTAGTGTTAGTCAATCATCAGTTTCTGCGGTGACTGGTACAAAAGCTGTGTTTGAATCTGCAGAATCTAACTTTACTAGGATTGCTTATGATCCTGTAAATGACAAAATGCTAATTATATATTGTGACGCCGGTGATAGCGGTAAAGGTAAATGCGTAGTTGCGACGATTTCTGGAACATCTATTACATATGGAAGCGTAACCACTTTTCATAACGCTAACACTAATTTTGCTGATGTAATTTATGATACCAATGCAGGGAAGTTTGTAATTGTTTATTATGATGGAGATAATTCTGGATATGGAACATCGGTCGTAGCAACAGTATCAGGTAGTTCTGTGTCCTTTGGATCTCACGTTGTTTTTAATAGTGCAAACGTTAACTACGCGAATTTGATTTATCACGCGGCAACACAAAAGGTAGTTGTTTCGTATAGAACAACTTCAGACCAGGGTAAGTCTCAAGTAGGAACAGTCTCAGGAACAAGTATAAGTTGGGGCAGTCAGTATATTTATAACTCAGGAACCACAGGGCCAGCTATACACTCATCCTATGATGAAGCTAGTGAAAATTTTATAGTAGCTTATAAGGACGAAGGAAACTCTAGTTATGGTACGGCTCGTGTTGGATCCATAAGTGGAACGGCAATTACTTGGGGGTCAGAAACAGTTTTCAATGCAGGTTCAACCGACAACATAAGTACAGTCTATGATCCGACAGTTCAAAAGATAATGATCTACTATAGAGATATAGCTAACAACAGTTATGGCACAGCTATAGTTGGAACAATAAGCGGTACAGCTGTAACCTTTGGATCTGAACAGGTACTGAACTCAGGTAATACTACGAATACAAATATTCTTCATCATCCTGATGCTGGATACAATGTCATAGTTTATAGAGATGCAGGAGATGGTAACATAATTAGATTTGCCACAGCGACTATCAGTGGAACGACAATTACTTTCGGCAGTGAGACTCAACTGAATGGTGAACAGGGATACTATCATGATCAGGCATGGGATCCAGTAAATAAAAAAATAATTATTGTGTATAGAGCCAGTTCAAACTCTGATCATGGAACTGCTGTAGCATACACACCTGATCACAATGCTTCAAACCTCACCTCAGAAAACTTCATAGGCATTACGAGTGGACCAATATTAGATACAACGACAGGAGAAATACTTTCTTCCTGCAACGTGGCGAGAAATTTGACGAGCTTGACACCGGGCCAGACATACTTTGTAACTGGCGCGGGAGCGTTAAGCTTAACAGCAGGGAGTCCTTCCGTTACGGCAGGAACTGCAATATCTTCTACAGAACTTATAGTGAAAGGTTAAGAAATGAAAACTATCGTAGAAAAATCAACTAAATTATGTAAATACTTGATTGCAGATGACGTAGCAATAACTGCAACAGCAGATAATATTACTGTAGGTAATCCACCACAGTTTATTATCGGTGATATGAACAGCAGCACTGCTACCATCACAGAAAATATAACAAACGCACCAAGCGATTGGGTTGGCAACAAGTACAAATTAACTGGTACAACTTGGTCAGCTAATCCTGATTGGGTAGAGCCCGACTCAGACGGGTAGGAGAAAAGAATGTTGCGCGTCATAGGCAATGATAAAAATGTTTCAAGACAAGAACCATTCGTAGCGAGTGGCGCGATCTCTAATGGTAAGCCAGTGCTTATGAATGCAGATGGAACTGCAGGTGGGCCTTTTAACGCTACAACTATATTTGCTGAAGAAACATCAACTCAAATAGCAATAGCTACAAGTAATTCTGGAACTTTTCTTATCATGCATACTGGTCCAGGCGGGGGCTATCCTCTTAGAATTACAGCAGGAACAATTTCTGGAAGTACTGTGACGCTTGGTTCTTCTGTTCATGTTGGTGGCGTTGAGAGTAATGTAAATGCTCAAGGCGCTTCAGTTGTATATGATCCAGACAATGACAAATTTGTAATATTTTATCCTGACGGCTCTAATAGTTATTATCTAACGTCAAGAGTTGTAACTGTTAGTGGAACTTCAGCAAGTGTTGGAACAGCAGTGGTAATGGATAGTAGAAATGTGTTAAGAGTTTCTGCTGATTATGATACGAGTGCAAATAAAGTTGTATGTGCTTGGAGAGGCGGCACAAGTTCTAATATTGTTGCNGCGGCCGTTGGAACNGTATCTGGTACAAACATAAGTTTTGGTACCACTGCTACACTTGCTAATAGAACGGTTAATACAAGTATTAATACAGTATATGATGCCAACGCAAATAAAACAGCAGTTTTTTATCAAGACAATGCAACCGGTCATGGATACTACGTTGTTGGAACAGTGAGTGGAACATCCATAAGTGGTGGAACTACCGCAGCTTTTCATGCGGCTACTACTGATGGCGGCATAACAGCAGCATACGATCCTGATTCATACAAAATAGTGGTTACTTATCCTGATGGTGGAAATAGCAGCCGTGGAACCGCGATTGTTGGTACAATAAGCGGAACATCAATGTCCTTTGGTTCAGAAACAGTTTTCAGTGGATCTGCTGCCGGTTATGATGCCGACCTAGCATATGATACTGCAAACAATCAATTCTTTCTCTTTTATGATAAAAATTATGGTATGGCAGGAAAAATAGGAACCGTTTCTGGTACATCTATTAGTTTTGGCTCAGAAAATGTTATAAGTTCTGCAAACATAACAGATACAGGCGTTGTATATGATGCTAGCGCAGGAAAAGCTCTACTTGTTTATAGAGATACTGGAAATTCAAGCTATGGAACACTACAAGCTCTAGACAGCAGCTTTGCATTAACTAACTTTACTACAGAGAGTTATATAGGAATAAGTGCAGGAAGAAACCTAGTCTCTAGTAGGACACAGGCTCTAGGTTCAGAAACCGTATTTGAATCCGGAGATGCAACACAGTCAGGAATTGGATTTGACAGCACAAATAATAAAGTTGTGATAGCATATAGAGACGGTAACAATTCAAATTACTCTACAGCGATTGTTGGAACAGTAGATCCTTCTGATAATTCTATTTCTTTTGGTAGTTCTGCTGTTTACACAAATAACGGCACTGCTGATGCTCATGTTAGATTTGATAGTAACTCAGGTAAAGTTGTTATTGTTTACTATGATGGTGGCAATTCAAATTACGGAACAGCTGTAGTTGGAACAGTGAGTGGTACGTCAATTAGTTTTGGAACACCTGTTGTTTATAATTCAGGCAACGCAACAACTAACTTAGCTGCAACCTTTGATAGTAACAGTAACAAAATTGTAATTTCTTATAAAGATGGAGCATCAAGTGATCACGGTAAAGCGATAGTTGGAACTGTTTCAGGTACATCTATAAGTTTTGGATCTGAAGTAACTTTCAACGCAGCGAATACTGGTGATAAAAATATGACATTTGATTCTACTAATAATAAGGTTATAATTGTATACCAAGACGATGGAAACTCTGGTAAAGGCACGGCTATCGTAGGTACTGTATCAGGAACATCTATTAGTTTTGGTTCAGAAGTAGTTTACAATACAAACAACTCTCCAGATAATGCTGTAACGTTTGATCCCGTAAGTGGTAAAGTAGTAGTGTTCTATGAGCACACCAATAATGCGCTTTACGGAGTAGTAGGAACTGTGTCTGGAACGTCAATTAGTTTTGGAACTGCTGTTCAATTTGGAAGTGATACCAATATGGCTTATCCTAATGCAGTTTTTGACAGCAGTGCAGGAAAAGCTGTGCTTGCATATCAGGCTGGATCAAAAGGTAAAGCTATATCAGCAACTGTTTCAGGTACATCTTTAACCTTTGATACAGCTATTAATATATTTGATGGCGATGCAACATACAATGATGTCGCTTATGATAGCACAAATGAGAGATTAGTATTTTCAGGAAGAGATCAGACTTCTACTAACGGAAAGGCTAGAGTGGTTGCACTTGGATTCAACAGCATTTCAAGAGGCCAAGTGGCAAGTGGTAAAACAGTTTTGGTAGACACACAAGGCGCTATATCTAAAAATCATAGTGCATTAACGCCAGGACAGCAATACTTTGTTCAGTCTGATGGCTCAATAGGAACGACAGCAGATGATCCAAGCGTCTTTGCAGGAACTGCCATATCAGCAACCGAACTTATAGTGAAAGGGTAACAATGCTAAAACGTATAGGGGCTGAAAGTACTGGTGAGTTAAAAGCGATAGCTAGTGGTACATTACCCAGCGGCCGACCAGTTATTGTTAATTCTGACGGAACTGTTAGCTTACCGGTTGCCACAGCTGCTTCAGCAGGAACAGCCGTTGTTTTTGAATCAGCAACCAGTAATAATATTGATATTGGTTATGATTCCAATAGCAATAAAGTTGTTGTTGCATATAGAGATGAGGGCAATTCAAACAGAGGCACAGCAATTGTTGGAACAGTAGACTCCTCTGATAATTCTATTAGTTTTGGAAGCCCTACTGTTTTTAACGTAGGAAACACAACTAATATCAATGTTACTTTTGATACTACTAATAATAAAGTTGTAATAATTTATACTGACAACAGCAGTGGTAGCCGCGGTAATGGAGTTGTTGGCACAGTAAGTGGAACAAGCATAAGCTTTGGTTCAGAAGCGCATTATGTGACTGATAGAACTGATTACCAATCAGTTACATTTGACAGCGCAAGTGGTAAAGTTGTTGTAGTATACCAAAATATTGATGAAAGTGACAGAGGACAAGCATGTGTAGGAACAGTGAGTGGAACATCAATATCTTGGGGTACTCCTGTTAATTTTGAAACAGATGCCACATACTACACCGCATGCACGTTTGATAGCACAAATAATAAAGTTGTGATAGCATACAGAAATCATCCTGATAGCGCAGGAAATGTGATAGTAGGATCAGTAAGCGGAACAAGCATATCTTTTGGATCTGCTACTGTGTACAGCACCGATCACGTTAGAGATCAAGGCATAGCGTTTGATCCCGTTAACAACAAGGTTGTCATAGTCTTTAGAGATGAAGGTAACAGCGATGTAGGAACAGCTGTAGTTGGAACAGTAAGCGGAACATCTATAAGCGTTGGTTCTAAAGTTGTATACTTTTCTACTAGAGCAGATAACAATGACATAAATTACAACACCGCCGCTGGAAAGTTTATGATAACTTTCGTAGATGATTCGGGCACGCCAGTTAAAGCTATAGGTGCTTCAATAAATGGTACTTCTCTTGATGTTGATAGTTCTACAGTAACTATTGATTCCGATGCATCAGCTGTTCCAAAGAGTGTTTATGACGCTAACGCTGGTAGAATAGTTGTTGCTTGGAGTGATAGCGCAAATTCAAGTTACGGTACAGCAGCCGTTGTTACTACAGGTTTTGATACCCTCACCTCAGAAAACTACATTGGTATATCGAGGGGTTTTGCGAATCCTGCAGTAGCTGGGTCAAAAGTTACTTTTGAGTCATCCGCTATGGGATCAGAACATATTGGTATGGTTTATGATCCTGATGTTGGAAGGATTATAATAGCGTATCAGGATGAAGGAAATTCTTTTTACGGACAAGCTGTAGTTGGAACAGTGAGTGGTACAAGTATTTCTTTTGGTACTCCCGTAGTTTTTGAATCAGCTAAGAGTAAAGATTTCTTTGTTGCTTATGATACCGCTAATGATAAAGTAGTTATTGCATTTTGTGATGAGGCTGGAAGTGACTATGGTACAGCGATTGTTGGTACGGTTTCAGGAACATCTATAAGTTTTGGAAGTCCTACTGTTTTAAACACGCAAAACACACAAATACAAGGTTGTGTGTATGATGTTAATTCAGGGAAGACAGTAGTTGTTTACAGAGACTCAGGAACTAGCAACAGGGGTACAGCAATTGTTGGTACGGTTTCAGGGACAAGCATAAGTTTTGGTACAGAGGTTAGATTTCATGGAAACAACGCTAGTTACAACATAAAAGCAATTTACGACAGCAGCGCACAAAAGATAGTTATCGCATTTATGGACAGCAATAATTCAAGTTACGGTACAGCCGTAGTTGGAACAGTATCTGGTACGTCTATCTCTTTCGGCTCCGCGGCAACGTATAACTCATCCTCAACGTCAGATGTTGGTATTGTATATGATCCTGTAAACAATAAATCAGTAATTACATATAAAGATGGAGGTAACGGCGATAAGGGGATGGCAGTTGTAGGCACAGTATCAGGAACTAGTATTTCTTTTGGAACACCTGTTCAATTTGATTCTAGAGTAACTGGTAACTTTGACCCTACTTATCATTCTCCAACTGGCCAAATTGTTATAAATTACATTTCATACACTCCTTCTGGTAAAGGTAGGTTTGTAACTGGAAAAGTAAGTGGAACTACTATTGGCAGTTTTTCTTCACCAGTTGCCTACTATAGTGATGATAACGCTGTATTACGTCCATCAGTAATTGTAGATGGTGGAACTAATAATCTTGTTTTTGCTTGGAAAGAAAATACGGGTAACACAGGAAGTGCTGTGGTACACAGTGTAGATGTAAGAGGCGAAGTAGCAAGCGGTCAACCTGCATCAATAGATGTCATAGGCTCTGTATCTAATAATCAAAGTGGTCTTACTCCAGGACAGCAATACTTTGTACAAACAGATGGAACGATCAGTGAAACTGCGGGTAGCCCAAGTGTATTCGCAGGAACAGCAATTTCAGCTACAGAGTTAGTAGTTAAATCATAAACCTTATAAATACTGTTAACAGTGTTTAATAGGATACAGACATGGCGAACCCAAGCACAAGACAAGGACTGATTGATTACTGCCTCAGAGAGCTAGGTGATCCGGTCATTGAAATCAACGTAGATCCAGATCAGCTTGAAGATCGAGTAGATGAAGCTTTACAATACTATCAACAGTTTCATTCTGACGCGACTCTTCGTACGTTCTTAAAACATCAGATCACTGCTACTGATGTATCAAACGAATACATCTCAATCTCATCTAATATTATCTTTGTCTCAAAGTTATTTCCGGTTGCGTCTGGTTCTTTGACAAGAGACTTCTTTGATATTAAATACCAGTTACATTTAAATGATATTGCTAACATGCATTCGTATATGGGTGATCTAGCTTATTACGAACAAATGCAGCAGTACCTATCATTAATTGATATGAAGCTCAATGGACATCCTCTTGTCCAGTTTTCTAGACATCAGAACAGACTTTATATTCATGGTGAAAAAGAAACAGATGATTTAGTAGAAGGTGATTATCTTGTTGCGGAAGTATTTGAAATTGTAGAACCTACAACTCATACTTCTGTATTTAATGATATGTGGTTAAAGAACTATACTACAGCATTAATTAAAAGACAATGGGGCGCTAACTTAATTAAATTTGAAGGCATGCAACTTCCTGGTGGTGTAACAATAAATGGCCGGCAGATATTTGAAGATGCAATGGCAGAAATAGAAAGACTAAGAGAAGTAATTAGGCTAGAGCATGAAATGCCAGCTGACTTCTTTGTGGGGTAATTCATGGTCACAAATCTTTACTTTACTCAAGGTGTAAAGGGCGAGCAAGATCTTTATGAAGATATAGTGATAGAATCACTAAAGATGTTCGGCCAGGACGTTTATTACTTACCTCGTGATATAGTTAACGAGGATAGAATCCTTGGTGAAGATGTTCCTTCAAGATTTAATTCGGCATATAAAGTTGAGATGTACATCGAAAACATAGAAGGATTCGATGGAGAAGGTGACATATTTACAAAGTTTGGTGTTGAGATTAGAGACCAAGCAACGTTTGTTATTTCAAAACGCAGGTGGAATCATACTGTAAAAAGACTTGATAACGAGATTCAAGCCGTAAGGCCACATGAAGGGGACTTACTTTATGTACCATTCTCTAAAAAAATATTTGAAATCATGCATGTTGAGCATGAACAACCTTTTTATCAACTAAAAAATCTTCCGACTTTTAAGCTGCGATGTGAACTATTTGATTATAATGATGAAGACTTTGATACAAGCGTTGTTGAAATTGATCAGGTCGAGAAAAAAGGTTACACCGCAAATCTTACACTTGTAGATTCAGCCGACACTGGATTTATAGTTGGTAATACACTTACACAAACATTATCTACTGGTGTAATTATTTCTGGTGAGATTGTAGATTATAATGACTCAAGCAATGTTGTTTCGGTTGCGAATGTTGGAGCAGACGATGGTAACTTCCACTTGTTCACAGCAGCTGGTATTATTAAATCCGAAGATTCTGCTGAACAAACTTTGACTCGTACTATTTCTGCTATTAACGAAACAATTGCGCAAGTCAACGCACAAAACGAGTTCTTTGAAACACTAACTGACTTCCTTGACTTCAGTGAATCTAACCCGTTTGGAGATCCTAGCTAATGTTTGGAGTACATTTTTATCATCAAAGAATGCGGAAAAGCGTTGCGCTTTTTGGACGTATGTTTAATGATCTATACATTTTGAGAAAGAACTCAGCCGGAGCCACAATTTCTCAAGTAAAAGTTCCTTTAGCATATGCACCTAAGCAAAAGTTTCTCGAAAGAATTAGATCATTTCCTAATCTAGAAACAGATCAAAGTGTTGCGGTAAAGTTACCTCGTATGTCATTTGAGATATTAGGTATTTCATACGACACTGCACGTCAGTTACCAAAGATAAACAATTACATTAATAATGGTACTACTATTAATACACGTAATAGAATTTATAGTTACGTACCTTATAATCTTAGTTTTCAGTTAAACATATTCACTAAGAATCAAGATGACGCTCTACAAATAGTAGAACAGATTCTTCCAAGATTCAATCCTACATACACCTTGACAGTAAAACCATTGAGTAGTATACCGGATATTAAAGAAGATGTTCCAATCACAATTGCAGGCGTAACATTTACAGACGACTTTGAGGGTCCGCAAGAACAAAGACGTACAATCATATATACGCTTGATTTTGAAATGAAAGCGAACTTCTACGGACCAATTGCTGAAGCTGGTATCGTTAGAACTTCAATAAATAACTTTTATCAGATCGGCAACGGAATGCTTGATTCTGATGAATTACTACAAACTCTTACAGTCAAACCTAATCCTCTGTCTGTAAGTCCTGATTCTGATTTCGGATTTAGTGAAACAATAACTCAATCTGTGGATAGTGCGTGATGAATGATTCTGATAATGCAGAAAATGATTTTGAATATGCCCGTCAAATGTACCACGATCTTTTAGCAAAAGGATCAGCTGCACTTGACGATATGATGGATGTCGCACGTAACACTGAACATCCTCGAGCGTTTGAAGTTCTTGCTACTACGATGAAGACTGTGTCTGACATCAATGGTAACCTTATGGATATGCACAAGAAAAAGAAAGCATATAAACATAAGGAAGATCTAAAGGGTTTACCTAACGGAACAACGAATAATTTGTTTGTAGGTTCTACTACTGATTTACAAAGAATGCTTTTGAAAGAAGTTGATACTAGTAATGTAATTGACATTAAAGACTATAAAGATGAATGAAACATATCTTGGAAACGTTAATGTAAAAAGAGATGGTGTAGTTACAGAATGGACAAAAGAAGACGTCCAAGAATACGCCAAATGCATGAAAGATCCAGCCTACTTTGCTACAAATTATGCTAAAATAATTTCACTTGATACAGGCCTGGTGCCGTTTCATCTATATCCGTATCAGCAAAAAATGTTTGATTCTTTTAATAATAATAGATTCAGCATTGTTTTAGCATGTAGACAGTCTGGTAAATCAATTAGTTCTGTTGCTTACTTACTTTGGTTTGCTATATTTCATCCTGAAAAAACGATTGCGATACTTGCCAATAAAGGTGCTACGGCGCGTGAGATGCTGGCAAGAGTCACTCTTATGCTCGAGAATCTTCCTTTCTTTCTACAGCCTGGTTGTAAAGCATTAAACAAAGGTTCAATCGAGTTTTCAAACAACTCAAGAATAGTTGCAGCTGCAACGAGTGGTTCATCTATTCGTGGTATGTCGGTGAACCTACTATACCTTGACGAGTTCGCGTTTGTGGAAAGAGCATCTGAGTTCTATACTTCTACGTATCCAGTTGTATCATCTGGTAAGGACACGAAGGTTATTATAACGTCGACTGCTAATGGTATAGGTAACACGTTTTATAAGATATGGGAAGGTGCCGTACAAGGGACAAATGAATACTCACCATTTAGAGTTGATTGGTGGGATGTTCCAGGACGAGATGCTGCATGGAAGAAACAAACAATTGCTAATACTTCACAGATGCAATTTGATCAGGAATTTGGAAATACATTCTTTGGAACAGGTGATACGTTAGTTGGTGCAGATACTTTATTAGATCTAAAAGCAAAAGAACCATTAAGAAGAATAGAAGATAATTCTGTTCTTATTTATGAAGAACCCGTTAAAGGCCATGATTATATCATGACCGTAGATGTTAGTAGAGGAAGAGGACAGGATTATTCTACGTTTAATGTGATCGATATTAGCTCTCGCCCGTTTGCACAGGTTGCTGTATATCGCAATAATATTATCTCTCCATTACTCTTCCCTAATATTATCTATAAATATGCAAAAGTCTACAATGAAGCATATGTAGTAATTGAATCAAATGATCAAGGTGGTGTGGTAACCAATGGCCTGTATCATGAATTAGAATATGAAAACATGCATGTTGAGTCTGCCATAAAGGCAAATGCTCTTGGTATTGAAATGACTCGTAAAGTAAAAAGACTTGGATGTTCTGCGATTAAAGATATTATTGAAAACAATAAGCTCAAGATTGTAGATGAAAATACTATTTTAGAAATATCTACGTTTGTATCAAGAGGCCAATCATACCAAGCAGCAGAAGGCAACCATGATGACTTAATGATGAATCTAGTGATGTTTGGTTATTTTGCTACAAGTAATTACTTCGGTGACATGACAGACATCAATCTTAAAGAAATGATGTTTAAACAAAGAATAAAAGAGATTGAAGAAGACGTGTTACCTTTTGGATTTGTAGATGATGGATCAGAATATATTGCTCAACAGGACCGAGAAGAACACCCATGGGCCATAACGTATGAAGAACAGTGGTAAAAATCTTCATTTTAAAATTATTATAAATACTATCAAGTGAAGATTCTTATTATGTTTTGCTTATAATTAGAACACTGGAAAAGGAAAAACAGTCATGGCACTATTTACTCCCTCAGAGTCTCCAGCGATTGTTGTCAAGGAAGTAGATCTTACGGGCGTTGTGCCTAATGTACAATCTACCACTGGCGCATTCGTCGGGAACTTTCGTTGGGGTCCGGTTGAACAAGCTACCCTCATCGATGGTGAGGCGACACTTGCTGAGACTTTTGGATCTCCTGACGATAATGAAGGAAGAGCAGTCGATTTCCTATCGGCGGCGTATTTCTTAAGATACTCAAATTCTATGCAAACTGTTCGAGCAATCGACAGTAATGCAAATAACGCGACTGATGTAGCTCAAAGCAGTCAGCCCGTTGTAAAAAGTCTCGATAATTGGAACGCACAATTAGCGGCCCGAGACAGCGACAATAATGTTTTTGTCGCAAAATGGCCAGGAGCGCTTGGTAATTCATTATCAGTTTCTGTCTGTCCGCAATCTGCAGCTGACTCAGCATTTACTAACTGGATCTATAAGGGTAGCTTTGATGCTGCACCTGGTACATCTACTTACGCTACTGGAGTCGGTGCAACAAACGATGAGATGCATGTTGCAGTTGTCGATGAAGACGGATTATTCTCCGGAACTCGCGGTTCAATCCTCGAAACATTCCCATTTATTTCAAAGGCTTCAAACGCAAAGTCACCTGATGGTTCATCTAACTACGCAGTAGAAACGATTAACGGAAAATCAGAATATGTATGGATGGCAGGTTTCGGCGCAGCAGGTCAGTTCGATGCTGACGCTGGTTCAGCCGCAGTCAGTGGTAAAGATTACAGCTCTGAAGTTAGAGATGTAAGAACCACATCACTTGCAAACGGTACAGATGCTAGCACACTATCAGCTGGCAATATAGCTACTGGATTCGATACTTTAGAAGATAAAGATACGATAACAGTAGATTTCTTGATTGCACCTGGCATGAGTTCAAGATCAGATCAAACTACGGTTGTAAACGATCTAGTTACAACAGCCGGAACTACTCGTAAAGACTGTGTTGTAGTTACATCCCCTGCAAGATCAGATGTCGTAAACGTATCATCACCAGCTACTCAAGTAACAAACGCGATAGCAACATCAGATACATTTACAAATTCATCTTATCTGGTAGTTGATAACAACTATCTAAAAGTTTACGATAAATATAACGATAAATACCGCTTCATCCCAGCCGCATCTTCTACTGCTGGTATCATGGCTGCAACAGACGCAAATGCTGCACCTTGGTTCTCACCAGCCGGTCCAAGGCGGGGTGCATATCTAGGTATTACATCTCTGGCTTCTTCACCGAATAAGTCACAGCGTGATACTTTATATAAAGCAGGCGTTAACCCAATCTCAAACATACCAGGACAAGGTGTCCTATTGTTTGGTGATAAAACAAAATTAGCACGGCCTTCGGCATTCGACAGAATCAACGTTCGGAGATTGTTCCTAACAGTTGAAAGAGCTGTTTCTTTGGCTGCTCGAAATACACTCTTCGAATTTAACGATGAGTTTTCCCGTGCTGAATTCGTAAACATTGTCGAGCCTTTCTTGAGAGAAATCCAAGGTAGAAGAGGTATAACGGACTTCAGAGTTGTGTGTGACGCAACAAATAACACTGCGGCCGTAATCGATAGAAATGAATTTGTTGCTAATATCTTCATTAAGCCAGCACGTTCGGTCAACTACATCACTCTAAACTTTGTAGCTGTAAGAACTGGCGTGGAATTTGAAGAAGTAGCAGGCACAGTATAACAGCGTCAGAGGAGATAACAAATGGCTATTTTAGGAGTTGATGACTTCAAATCCAAGCTGAGAGGTGGTGGCGCTAGACCTAATCTGTTTAAAGCTACTATCAATTTTCCTACTTACGCAAACGGTGATGTAGAAATTACTTCATTCCTTTGCGAGGCAGCTCAGCTTCCAGGTTCTACTATCGGTACTATTATCGTACCTTTCCGAGGTAGACAATTAAAAATGGCCGGCGATCGTGTATTCGATGTATGGACGCCGACTATTATAAACGACACAGACTTCAGAATTCGTGATTCAATGGAGCGTTGGATGAATGGCATGAACGGCCACCAGCAAAACACTGGTCTAACCAACGTCACAGATTACGAGGCAGATCTTATTGTTGATCAAATCGACAAAGACGGATCTACTCTGAAGACTTATAACTTCCGTGGTTGTTTTCCAACTGCGGTCTCTCCAATCGATCTGAACTATGCTTCAGAAAACGAAATCGAGAGATTCACGGTGGAATTCCAAGTCCAGTACTGGGAATCTAATACCACTACGTAAGTGAATAAATAGAGGGAAGGGCAGAGCTTTTCTGCCCTTTCTTTACTGTTAAAAGGAATTAAAATGGCAGATAATAGCGGACTTAAATTATTTGGATTTGAAATCCGTAGAGCGAAAGCATCTAGCGGAAAGGATATGCTGCCGTCAATCGTACCTCCTGTAGATGAGGATGGAGCAGGTTATGTAACTGCTGCTGGTGCACATTATGGTACCTACGTAAACATTGGTGATGACGATAAAAAATCCAAAGACGACTTTCAACTTATTCGACAATATAGACAAGTAGCAACCCATCCAGAGGTTGATGCTGCTGTAGAAGATATTGTAAACGAATCAGTTACATCTTCAGATACAGAAAAATCTGTATCGCTTGTGCTTGATAATGTTGAAGCACCAGATAATATAAAGAAACAAATTCAAGAAGAATTTGATCAAGTATATTCAATGCTTGAGTTTAATACCTTAGGGCATGACATATACAAGCGTTGGTACGTCGATGGTAGAATGTATCATCACTTAGTTGTAGACGAAAAGAATCCTAAGCTTGGTATTCAAGAAATACGTCCTATAGACGCAGCAAAGATTCGTAAAGTAAAAGAAGTTAAGAAGAAAAGAGATCCAATTAGTGGTGCTTCTATTATTGAAAATGTAAACGAGTTTTTTATCTATCAGGACAAACCAGGAACAACTAAACAAGGAATCAAGATGAGTCCTGATTCTGTAAGTTATGTTACATCCGGTTTACTTGACGAAGAACGTCGTAAGGTTGTGTCTCATTTACATAAGGCACTAAAACCTATTAACCAATTACGCATGATGGAAGACTCGCTGGTTATATACAGACTAGCTCGAGCTCCTGAACGTAGAATATTCTATATTGATGTTGGTAACTTACCAAGAGGTAAGGCCGAAGAATATATGAAAAATATTATGGCGAAGTATCGTAATAAACTGGTATATGATGCTAGCACAGGGGCAATAAGAGATGATAGAAAAAGTATGTCGATGCTTGAAGATTTTTGGCTTCCAAGACGAGAAGGTGGTCGAGGAACTGAGATCTCTACCTTACCAGGCGGTGAAAACCTGGGACAGATCGACGATATCATATACTTCCAGAAACGTCTCTACAGATCGCTTAACGTACCTATAAACAGGCTTGAGCAAGAATCACAGTTCTCACTTGGTAGATCTACTGAGATTAACCGTGATGAATTAAAGTTTCAGAAGTTTATAGATAGATTGAGATCGCGATTTAATATGCTGTTCTATGGCATATTAAAAAAGCAATTGATCTTAAAAAGTATTATTACTGAAGAAGACTGGGACAGCTGGAAAAACAGCATTATAGTAGAACATACACGCGATAATCATTTTACAGAACTCAGAGACGCAGAAATATTGAGAGAAAGAATTCAAACACTTGATCAGATGCAGCAGTACGTTGGCGAATACTATTCAAAAGAATGGGTAATGAAAAACGTGCTTCAGTTCACTGATGAAGAAATTGAAAACTTAGGTAAACAAATGGATGATGAAGGTCCAACAGACGATGAACCAACTGGAGATGAACAATGAGTATTGAAGATTTAATTGACGATATAACTAGACAAAACTTTGCTAAAGCGGAACCACACTTCCACACTATACTTCAATCAAAAGTAAATGATGCATTAGAAGCTGAAAAGGTTAAAGTGGCCGGACACATTTTTAATGGCGAAGAAGAAGAACAATTAGAACTAGATCTAGATGATGAAGAAGTTGAAGAAACAGAAGAGGAAGAATCATCTGAGGAAGAATCATCTGAGGAAGAAACAGAAGATGAAGAATAATTTTATTACAAATTTTAATTAGTATAAATAATAGTTAAACAAGGTTTAAAATGAAAACGTTTAAACAGCTGAGAGAAAAAACTCGTGGTAAAATGCCTCCCGGTCAGCATGTTAAAGACATGAAGGTTGGGAAGAATCGTCTCATGATTCACAAGGACAAAGGACGATTCATTACCTATATTGATAATGAAAAACTAGACTCTTATCGCACCGCGGCTGAAGCCGAGAAGATGGGTAAAGAGTTTATAAAACAATATAAAGGTTAAGACTATGAAATTAATTGCTGAATATAGCGACAACGATGTTGAAATCATTACTGAAGCAAAAGAAAATGGTAGTAAAGATTATTTCATCGAAGGCGTGTTCATGCAGGCCGAGAAGAAAAACCGTAATGGCAGAGTTTATCCTAAGCCTATTATGGAAAAGGCTGTTGACAAATACGTTAAAGAACAAGTTAGCACTAAGCGTGCAGTTGGAGAGTTAAACCACCCTGATGGACCGACTGTAAACTTAGACAAAGTATCCCACCTCATCGAAGCCCTTGATTGGCAAAAAGACGATGTTGTGGGTAAAGCACGCATTTTGGATACTCCAAATGGACAGATCGTTAAGGGTCTGCTTGATGGCGGAGTCAAACTGGGTGTTTCAACTCGTGGTATGGGTAGCCTCGAGCAAAGAAACGGCGCAATGGTCGTCAAGGACGACTTTATTCTTAATACGGTTGATATCGTACAAGACCCATCAGCACCAACTGCTTTTGTTAATGGAATAATGGAAGGTGTTGAGTGGATCTGGAATAACGGCGTTATTGAAGCTCGAGAAATTGAAAAAATGGAGACTGAAATTAAAAAGGCTCCACGAAAGGATCTCTATGAGGTTCAGACTCGTGAGTTTAAGAATTTCCTCTCGTTGCTGAAAAGTAAAACATAAGGAGTCAAACATGACTGATCAAGTAGAAGACCAGGAAGTTGAGCTCGATGACAACGACGTTGTGGAAGAAGCTCACGATCCTAAAAATGCAGAGGCACAATCTGTCGCTTCTGTAGATAAAGCTGGGGATAACACCTCGCAAGCTCCGGCTCGCAAAGGTGATAAGAAAAACAGCGAACCAATGCCAAAGACAAAAGCTGGCATGATCAATGCTATGCACGGCATGATGACTGGTATGAAAAAAGACCAGCTAATGGCTGCATATGGTAAAATGATGGGTGAAGACGTATCTGCCGATGATATCGAAGATACAATTATTGAAGATCAAGAACTCGACATTAAAGTTGATTTCTCTGATGACCTAAATGCATTAGTCGAATCTGAGGCAACTCTTTCCGAAGAGTTCAAAGCCAAAACAGCTGTAATTTTTGAAGCTGCGGTAAAGGCAAAACTTTCTCAAGAAATCGATCGTTTGGAAGAAGCGTATAAAGAAGAACTGGAAACAGAACTTGCTTCTACAAAAGAACAGATGGTAGAGAAGGTTGATAGCTACCTCAACTATGTGGTTGAGACATGGATGGAAGAAAACAAACTTGCTGTACAAACAGGTTTGCGTACTGAAATCGCTGAGACATTTATGAACAAGATGAAAGATCTATTCGTAGAGTCTTACGTAGAAGTACCTGAGTCCAAAGTTGACCTCGTCGACGAACTAGCCAGTGCAAACGAAGAGCTTGAAGAAAGCTACAACGATGCAATGACTAAGTCTATCGCACTTGCTGAAGAACTAGAAGATCTTAAGCGTGATGCTATCATCCGTGAAGCATCTAAAGATCTAGCAGAAACTCAAGTCGAGAAGCTAAAAACTCTAGCAGAAGAAATTGACTTTGAAGATGAAGAAACTTTTACACAAAAAGTTGCTACTATCAAAGAAACATATTTTGCAAAGAAAACCGCTGAGTCCGCAATCGTAGAAGACACTACAGATGAAGATACACCTTCTGTAGAAGTTAGCGATGTAATGTCTCAGTACCTTAACGCAATTAGAAAATCAAATCCTTAAGGAGTTCTAGAAATGGAAACTTATGATCGTTTGGTGGAAAAGTGGAATCCAGTATTAGCAGAAGAATCTGCCGGTACTATCGCTGACAACCACCGTAAAGCAGTAACAGCTGTTCTCTTAGAGAACACAGAAAAAGCTCTTCAAGAAGAGCGCGCACAGATGAGCTTCTTGTCAGAAGCACCTGCAACTTCTGTATCTAATGCATCTGTATCAAACTGGGATCCAGTATTGATTTCATTAGTACGTCGTGCAGCACCTAACATGATCGCTTATGACGTTGCAGGCGTTCAGCCGATGACTGGTCCAACAGGCCTGATCTTCGCGATGAAAGCTCGCTACACAAGTGGTACAACTGGTGCAACCGAAGCTCTATTCAACGAAGCAGACACTACATTCGCTGGTGACTCTTCAGATACTCATTCCTCATCACCATCAGGTCTTGACGGAATCGATCCAGCAGCTGGTAACGTTGCCGGTGACTCATCACTTGACTCAGAACGAAGCCTTACATTCGGCGACGGTATAGACACCGGTAGATCTGAACTTTCAGGTGCATTCCGTAACATGGGCTTCACCATCGAAAAATCAACTGTGACTGCGAAGTCACGTGCGTTGAAAGCGGAATACTCTCTAGAACTAGCACAAGACTTGAAAGCAATTCATGGTCTTGATGCTGAGACAGAATTGGCAAACATTCTGTCAACAGAGATCTTAGCGGAAATTAACCGTGAAGTAATCCGAACAATCAACTCACAAGCTAAAACTGGTGCAGGTCAATCCTCAACAGCAATCAACGGTATCTTTGACATGTCAACAGATGCTGACGGTCGTTGGTCAGTTGAAAAATTCAAAGGCTTACACGTACAAATCGAAAGAGATTCAAACGTGATTGCAAAAGAAACACGTAGAGGAAAAGGTAACTTCATTATCTGTTCTTCAGACGTTGCTTCTGCTCTAGCAGCTGCAGGTTCTTTGGATTATGCTCCGGCACTTTCAACTAACTTGAATGTTGATGACACAGGTAATACATTTGCAGGTGTTATGAACGGTAAAACACGAGTCTATATTGACCCGTATTCAACAACCGATTATGTAACTGTAGGTTATAAGGGTACTAACCCATATGACGCAGGTGTTTTCTACTGTCCATATGTACCGTTAACAATGGTACGTGCGGTTGGTGAGAATGACTTCCAGCCAAAAATTGGTTTTAAAACTCGTTACGGCATGGCGTCAAACCCATTCGTAGGTTCAGCACCAGCTAATGGTCTTGCAACAGCGAAAACAAACCAGTACTACAGAATCTTCCGTGTTGACAACATCATGGCATAAGATTAAGTATCACTAGCTCGATACTACTAGGGTCGCTTCGGCGGCCCTTTTTTTATTTTGTAAGTAGTTGTTTTTAAACGAAAAGAAAGTTTTGTTTGTTTTCAACTACTTATGAAAAAAAAGCGTAAGTAGTTGTTTTTAAACGAAACAAAAAGGTGTACATTCCCGAGAAACTATGGTAGACTAGATATATCAGATAAAGGAAAAACCAAATGTCAGTAAAAACTCTAATAGATCAAACATTCAGCTACGCACAAACAAACAAAGATCTTAAAGATCTGTATATGAGCGATTGTAAATCTTTCTTAGCAGTACATTTTCACCTTGGAATGAAGCAGTTTAAAATGGCTTCAGCATTAGTAGACGAAATGGATACTGAACCACGTGAGCAAATCTGCATGGCGATTGCTGAAGAATACGGTAATGACTTTTTAGTAGAAAACTTTGGTTACGAGGTAGCTTAATGTATAAAATGGCATTCACATTTTGGCGCAATGATTATGGCTGGTGCGAAACAACTTTGCACGGCGCAACAAAAGAAGACGTGTACGAAAAAGCTAGACAATGGTCACTCAAAGCTTGCCCAGAGAAAGAAGGTCACTTTACAATATCGGCCTTATGGGAAATGATACCTAGAAAATGCACGCCTGGGTTTTACATGAAAGAGGTAGGCTGCTGAAAAGCAGCCTTTTTTCTTATATAAATAGATGTAAGCAGAACGGAAAAAGAATATGCCTACATTAAATCCAGCAGTAACTGTAGCAGTTAGTACTACGAGCTCACAAAGCCAGCTCAATAATATTAACTATCTACAGCCAAACGCGTTTAAACTTTCAATTGATCGAAAGAACTTTCCTAACCTAGAGTTCTTTGCTCAATCTGTGCTACATCCAGACACATCTCTTACGGCAGCAGAACTTCCACATCTACGTGTGGCCAATGTACCTTTTGCTGGAGATACACTTCGGTTTGGCGAACTATCTGCAATGATTATTCTTGATGAGAATATGAACTCATACATTGAAATGTACAACTGGATTACTCGTATCGTTCAACAGGATTATAAATCGCCACTAAATAGATCTGAGCAGATACCACCAACCAATGCTGATATTACTGTGTCTATTTTATCTAGCCACAATAATACCACACGAAAAATTAAATACAAAGATTGTATACCAACTGGTCTTGGTAACATAACATTTGAATCGACTACAACTGAATCTTTTCTTACGTACCCTGCTAATTTTAGATTCTCTTACTTTGAAATTTCTTAACTGAAATAGGAACATTATGATTGACTTGAAAACGATTCTTGCTATGTGGCAAGAGGATTGCATTATTGATAACAGCAAACTAGATGCTACTTCTAGAGACACTCCAAAATTACATGCTAAATATCTTCAGCTACTGGCCGAGGCCAAGCTTATGAAGAAGAAAGCAGAGTTTACGCAGAAAAATTTGCTTAAAGAAAAATGGCTTTACTATAATGGTAAAATGGATCAAGATGAATTAGCCGAAAAAGGTTGGGATCCTGATCCTTTCAATGGATTGCGTATCCTCAAAGGCGAGATGGATTATTACTATGACTCGGATCCTGAGATCCAGCAGTCCGAAGAAAAAATAGAATATTGGAAGACAGTTATAGATAGTCTTACCGATATAATTGATAACTTAAAATGGAGACATCAAACTATTTCCAATATGATTCGTTGGAGGCAGTTTGAACAAGGCGATTGATGGCAGACTTTAAAGTTCAGCTAAAAGATTATAGTATGATGTATGTAGACTGCGAACGTGGTCCAGCTCAAGAACTATCCGAGTACTTTTCATTCTATGTTCCAGGATATAAGTTTATGCCTGCGTATAAGAATAAGGTATGGGATGGTAAGATACGTTTATATAATAATCTTACAAACGAATTAAATGCTGGATTGTTTCATTATCTTCGTAAGTTTTGTACTGAAAGAGGATATACATATGAATTAGAAGAATCGGATTATGGATCTCCTACCGATAAGAATGTAGTTGATCAAAAAGTATTTGATAATTTCTTAAGCGTTTCAAATCTTCCGTTTGCTCCAAGAGACTATCAGTACGACGCAGTTATTCGTTCTTTAATTTCAAATCGTGCTATTCTATTATCACCTACAGGATCTGGTAAATCATTTATCATCTATCTTATTATTAAGTACTGGATGGAAATGGAGAATGAAAATGATAAAGTTTTAATTATCGTTCCAACTACTTCTTTAGTTGAACAAATGTATACAGACTTTAAAGATTATAATATGAACGTAGAAGATATGTGTCATAGAATATATTCAGGTAAAGATAAGAACTCTCCTAAACGTGTTATTATTTCAACCTGGCAGTCGATATATAAGTTTCCTAAGAAATGGTTTGAACAGTTTGGTATGGTAATAGGAGATGAGTGCCACGGATTTAAATCTAAGTCCCTGTCGTCAATAATGAATAAGGCGACAAAAGCAAAGTATAGGTTCGGCACAACTGGCACACTCGACGGCACGCAGACACATAGACTCGTCCTTGAGGGATTATTTGGGCCTGTGCATCAGGTTACCATGACCAAAACGTTACAAGACGAAGGAACATTGGCTCCTTTAGATATTAAAGTACTTTTATTAAATTATACAGAAGAAGTGAGGAAAGACTTTGGCAACAAAACATATCAAGATGAAATTGAATTCATTATTGGAAATACTACTCGTAATAGGCTTATTCGGAATCTCGCTCTGGATGCTAAGGGAAATACTCTTGTCTTATTTAGTCGTGTGGAGGCTCATGGAAAGCCTCTCTATGATTTAATAAATAGTAAGGCAGAGGAAGGAAGAAAAGTTTTCTTTGTGTCTGGTGAAGTGGCAACTTCAGATAGAGAAGCAATTCGTAAAATAGTGGAGAAACAAAATGGTGCAATTATTGTTGCAAGTCTTGGTACCTTTAGTACTGGTATTAATATACGGAATCTGCATAATATCGTGTTCGCTAGCCCGTCAAAGTCTCAAATTAAGGTTTTACAATCTATCGGACGAGGGTTACGCCAATCCGATGATGGACGTGAAACAACACTCTACGACATAACCGACGACTTACACTGGCAGAATAGAAAAAATTACACGTTACTTCATGGCGCTGAACGCATAAAAATATACGACAAAGAACAATTTAAATATAAAGTCATTAAGGTAGACATATGACCGATATAATTGTAAAACAATGCTTACTTAGCACCGGCGACGAAATTGTGTGCGAGGTAGTTGATTGGACTGATGATGAAGGTCCTGGTCTTGTCATACGTAATCCTTTGAAGGTAGTTACTGTAGATAGACCTGATGGATTACGGTATCACATTTTTAGACCCCTAATGATTATGCAGCTCGAAGAAGGAACGTTTCAAACTTTAAACGCCGAACATATTCTTGTAGAAGCAACTCCTATAAAGGAAGTAGTAAAAGAATATTACAACGCGCTAAGCTCAGAAAATGATGACCGCTCGCCAGTTGACGGCGACGAAAAATTTAAAAAGTATATGAAAAAAATCACAGCAATCCTTGACGGAGAAGATGAAGACAGCGATAACGATAATGTAATTAAGTTATTCCCTGGGCCCGGTAAAAATAAATTACACTAGTAATCCAGCCCACCATAAAGGATACCTTTAAATTATATACAGTTTTGCAGGATTGTAAACCCCTAAAATGCAATAAAAAAAA